TTATATAGTTTAATAGACATAAACGGCGGTTATCATACCGCCGTTATTTTATACCCAACATATGAACGAATGAACAACCATTCATATTAGGCAGCGTATTCTCAATTACAATTTACAAATGATAACGCCTTTATACCATAGCATAAACCATATATAAACGATAAACATTATCAATAAAAAACTTCGTTATTTGCGTTCTATGGTGCATGTGGCGGTCTTAACGTGTGTTTATACGTTGGCGGTCTATCGCTCTATACAGGCGATTACAGTCGGTTATAATAACAATTGTTTTATACAATCAATATATACAATCGTTATATATCCATTGTTTGAAAACATATAAAGCCGTTTTGTACACATCAGAAATACACAAGATTTAAACACGTGTATTTGATAATTGTTTTCATTAATGAATGTCTATTGTGTATATACTGATGTTTGTTATTGATGTATTATCTCTTAGGTATGGTCTTATGTATTCTCTTAGGTATGGTCTTAGGGTTACGGCTTAGGGGTCGTATGTACTACAGAATTTTAAGACCAAGTATTATGACCTAGTCATAAAACTTTAGTCTACTAAAGTACGAACATAAGACCGACCAACGCAAGACTAAGCCAATTACAAAAACTCATGACAAACATGATTTAAACGCATAACAATCTGTATCGAAAACTTTCGATATACATCATCACAGTCAATATATCGACAAACATAGATATAAACATATGTACATACATTCATATAATAAACCACGATACAAACAATTGTAAATGATAATGGTTGATAATGAATGTTAGATTATGGGTATTCTATTACATTGTGCAAGCGTTCGCCGTTGGTTGTCCCTAGTGTTATGTATCTATGGTATACCCCTATGCAGTCCAATCATAGGGGACATACTATATCGAAAAATTTAGAAATTCCAAAAGGGAGAACCATTCTAAACTGGGGGCGGTTATATCATAACAAACCCAAGCTGCATACTTTTGTTTCTAAAACCTGTTACCACAACAAACCAAAATACATACCATAACCATACACCACACAACAACAATGGCACACACTTTTGTTCCATACATAACACCCATAAACCCATGTATCATCTATATGTTTTCAAACCATACATATCAATACATATGTATTATGCAATTGAATATACAATCGTTATCTACAATCGTTGATTATAATTGAGATACATATACTACATACATAATCCGTTATATGTTTGAAAACAATTGAGTATCCAATCGACTATACAATCGTTTTAAACGATTGGTTAAAATTTATGTATAAAATTTTTATGGTAAACATATGTATTAGACATATAAGATAAAACGTATATTATATTCCCTAGGAAGATGCATTTGAGATTACAAATGTTTAATGCTATATGGACATACATATATTATTCTGTTTTAACAATCGTTAGTTACAATCAGTTTAATAGAAGTATGTGATAATATGTTTGTGATACGTTTATTACGCCATTTAAAAAATGGCAATCATCTCCATAGAGAGATGATTTACTATGATGGTGATAGTCGGTTACATAAGATGGAAAAATACCAAACACAAACCGTTTACCGCCCTATGCGAAACACTATAGGGGCGTACTTATGGCTGGCTTGGCGGTATATACAATCGTTGACAGACAATCGCTGCACAACGCCAGAAATCACATAAGACAATACTATGGGAAACCATAGACACCCCAGCGTGATAAACTTGTGTGAACATAAAAATAAGCCATAATTGACACCGCTGGTGGTATCAAAAATGACCCAAAGAATGGCATATGTAATTTCCAATAGTTACACTAATGGGTAAAAACTTACGCATATCTTCTAAAAAATTTTTTATGGCGTTCAACCTAGGCAGATACTGGGTTTATGACGTAACGGAGAATGATTATTACTTCCGATAATTGAAAAATATCGTAACTTACCATAACTTTTTGACACTATATATGAGGGGTTCCCAAATTGGGTACTTAAGTTTGAAACCCAAAAACAACAACAAGAAAAACATAACAACAGTTGATAGTCCAAACTGTTTAACCGACTTTGAGAAAAACTTAAGCCGTAGGCTTATTGCGAAGCAATGTGAAAACAAGTTTGAAACATACAGAACGGTAAACATAAGTTTTAAAACATATAAGATTTCTCTATCGAGAAATAATACTTCGTATTGATTATGTTTGTCGCTTATGCTTTAAGACACAAACTATATAACAAACCATATGCAACAAAGGGCATACATAAGTATTAAACATATATCACTCATATGTTTAATACTTATGTATGCCCTTTGTTTTTCGTTTGTATTCTATTTTAACAATTCTTCTTCTGAACCACGTTTGGGATATGCATCTGTAATTTTACCACCGATGCACCAGAAGATGATTGCCAAGACAAAGAAACCAAAGAATACGGAATACTCATTATGAATGGCACTGGCGATACCAAGACCAAAGGATGCACTACCAATCCACTTAAATAACATACCGACAAAATGTGCCGATGTAAAATATCCGATGATTAATGTCAGACCGACCATTGCAAAAATAAACATATGCTGCGTTCCCCCTGTTATAAAGCCATGATGGCGTAAACTTTATTATTTAGTTCCTCGGTTGTAATCCCAAGATAACGCATTGTGATAGCTTCCGAGGAATGATTAAAGACTTGCATAAGGTATGCGATTGGCACACCCTTGCGATATGCATGATACCCAAATGTTTTACGCATGGAATGTGTACCGATGTTTTCAAGACCGCACTTAATGGATGCTGCCTTGATTTTTCTCCATGCTTGGGTGGTCGTGATATGACCATCGCCAGAACGACTTGGGAACAACCAATGTTTGCAACGAGATGCATACTCACATAACATCTCATAAATCTCTTTTGATAATGCAAACCGTTTGAACTTGCCTGTTTTTTGCTCGTATAATTCCATCATTGGTTTGACATCATCTACGGTCAACCCTACTAGGTCGCTAATGCGTAGACCAGAGTTGATACCTAATGTGAATAGCATTTTGTCACGGTCGTTCGTTAAGGCTTCACGCATTTCATTTACCTTGGCTAAATCTCTGATTGGTTCTGTTACTGTTGACATAATTTATTTCCTCCGTATAATCCTTTTGTTTCTACATATAGAATACACCATGTGTGGAAATGTGTCAATACTTTATTTTGTAATTTTTAAAAATATTTTGGAGGTTCTTTATGGAAGAACTACAATTGAAACGGAAGAAGTCATTCGAGAATCGGATTGATTTCTTCGGATTGCAAGACTCTGTGACCGAACAGAGAAACGCTGGTAAGTCTTATGTTGCCATCGCACGAGCGTTAAACAAGGACAACCAGCAACACCTACAAGGCATTGTCATTACGCCTAAGATGGTCGGTGACTGGTGTCGGTCAAACCTTGTGGAAGAAAAAGTATCTAATAAAGAATACGAGGTTGTCAACACATACAATGAACAAAAGAATTTGTTGGAAATGGTTGAAACACAAATCGAAATGATTCAAGTATTCATTGATGATTTACAATGTCAACAAGCCGAGGGAACAATGTCACCAGACATCCTGTATAAACGCATGAAAGACCTAATGGGCGACCAAGAGAAGTACTTTGGTCGTAAACAAGCGATATTAAAAGATATGCAAGCAACAATGGAGAAAATCTTTACGTTCCAAGCAATGAACTCTATTATTGTTGAAATCATGCGTATTATCACGGAAAAAGACCCTAAGTTGGCAGAACAAATCACAAAAGAAATGAAAACAAATCAAATATTATTGTCGAATTATGCAAAAATCCAACAAAATTAAGAATATTTATCTAAATATTATCGAAAAACCTTAACTTTTTAATGGATTTTTTCACTATAAGTGAGAACAATTACCACTTAGGAGGTGTGTCCGTGGCTGAAAACATTTTGGACTCGCTATTGGGTGTGTCCGTGGCGAACACAGAGCCGTCAAGTGACACTCCATCTGATAAAGATATTGGTGCAACAAACTTGGAATATTTTGCCAAGACATATTTTCCGCATATCTTCTCAACACCATTCTGTGAATTTCATCACTCAATGTTCCGTGATGCGGAGAACATGATATTGCACTTTGACAATCTACACAATAAGTTCGTTCGTGCAGCACCACGAGGTCACGGCAAAAGCCGTATTATATCCGTTGTGTTTCCTATATGGCTAATTGTGTATGGTTATCGCAAGAACATACTGATTATTTCAGATACCTTTGAACAAGCCAAAGAGTTCATTCAAACAATCAAAGACGAACTAGAAGATAATGAACGCTTAAAAGCAGACTTTGGTCTGTTAAAGGGTGATAAAACATGGGCGAGTGATAAGATTGTCACTAAGAATAAAATACAAGTGTTTGCAAAATCAAGTGGTCAATCCTTGCGTGGTTCTTCATATAACAACATTCGTCCAGAAGTCGTAATCTTGGATGATTTGGAAAATGACGAAGCGGTGGAAACTGAAAATCAACGCAAGAAATTATACGATTGGTTTATGAAAGTATTAATGCCAATCGGCAACCCAAGAACCGTATTTTTGTATGTCGGTTCGGTTTTGCATTATGAGGCTTTGTTATACAAAGTACTTACCGACTCCAAGTTTAATAACTGGAATCGTGCCATATATAAAGCCGTGTATTCTTTTTCCAAAAGTCCACGATGGACTGTATGGGAAGAATTGTTTAACGACTTGTCAGACCCAGATGCCGCACAACACGCATCCGATTATTTCAATGAACACAAAGAAGAAATGATGGATGGCGTAGAAGTTATGTGGGAGGGTCGAAACTTTGGTCTGTTTGAACATTTAGATTGTTCGTTTGACGAGAAGATGAAAATGTCAAGAGATAACTGGTATCAAGAACTCATGATTCTTAAAATGCAAGATGATGAAGCATTTAATTCAGAGTACCAAAACAATCCAATGACCGAAGCTAGTCGAATATTTAAAGAATCGTGGATTAAATCCAATTATTATGATGAAACAAATCTACCGCACATGAAACAAATCTATGCGGCGGTCGATGTATCAATGGGTAAATCACGAACATCTGACTATTCGGCAATCCTTATTGTTGGTCGTGGCGTTGATAACTATTTCTATGTACTAGAAGCAGATGTCGAACGTAGACCACCAGATGCAATCATTAATGATATTCTCTTGTATCTTGACAAATACAACGGAAGATTGGACGGTTTCATTGTCGAAGAAAACGTATTCCAAGAGTTCTTTTCTAAGACATTGCAACAAACCGCACTTGACATGGGTTTATATGTCAACTGGGTATCCGTTCGGTCTACTGCGAGTGACAACAAAGGCACACGCATCCGTTCTCTTGCTCCGAAGATTAAACAAGGGTATATCAAATTTAATAAAAACCATCGTATCTTGGAAAGTCAACTAAAGAACTTTCCCAAAGACCACGATGATGCACCAGATTGCTTAGAACGATGTATTGCGAAGTTCTTAGAAAACTCTGCGACTATTGCAGTCGGTTCTATTGGCAATCAGAATAAACGTAAAAACATTTTATCATTCATGAAAGGTTGGAAACGATGAATCTTAAACAACGAATCTTATCATGGATGAGTAAAACTATATTAAGGGATACGGTTGCCAATCTAAAGAATACTTGGTTGTCTTCTTTTAGATTTAACAATCGAGCAACCGAAACAAAACTTAGTGTAGAAGAACTACGGAATCTATCAAGAACACCGATTGTACGTTCTGCAATCAATCAAATCCGAGAGGGTATTCTTGCGTTACCTTGGGAAGTGGTTTCCATTGACGGTAACGCAAACAAGAAACAAATCAAACAGGTCACACAGATTATTCAAAATCCGAATCCTGTTGATGATTACAACGACTTCATTGGCAAGCTATTTGAAGACTTGATTGTATTAGACCTTGCGTTCTTTGAACAAAAGGTTGTCAAGGGATACAGACCTTTGTATTTATTCCCAATTGACACAGAAACAATCGAGGTAGCAACCAATTGGAGCGGTGACTTAAATCAACCACGATTTTTACAATCCGTAAATGGACATCAAGAATGGTACAAGGTTGATAAAATCGCCATGTTGCAACGCACGAAACTGACATATGATGAGTTTGGTTTATCTCCATTAGAACAAGCATATCGTCACATCAAGTACTTAGCAGAAGTACAAGAGTATGCAAACGATATTTCTTCTAATGCGATGCCAAAGTACTTAGTCAATATGGGTGCATCCGCAAGTGAAGAAGAAATCGAAAAAATTCGGTTATACATTGCGAATGAAATCCAAGGTCAATCTGCGGTTGCAATCGTTGGGTCTGCACAATTGGATGCCAAACAGATTTCACCGATTGGTGATGAAGCTGCATCCTTGAATTGGCAGAAAATGTTGTTACAGATTATTGCGACTTGTTTCAATATCCCTCCAGAACGCTTAGGTGTAGCGATTTCAAATGACCGTTCTACCTCATCTGAAAAAGATAATGAAATGTTGGAATACACAATTAAACCTTGGGCGAAGATTTTTGAACGAGCGTTTAATAAATACGTGATTGCACGTTTGGGTTATTCCGATAGTATTAAATTCCAATTCGTATTCACTCCAACCAAGGCACAACAGGCAGATGCCGTTGAACGTGTTCGTAAACTCGTTGATGGTAATATTATCACATTAAACGAAGCACGTCAAGAGTTAAATGGTGTCCTTGGTATCGAACTGAAAGATATTCCGTCTGGCGATTCGTTGCTGGAAGAATATAAATCATCTTTGATTCAAAAGCGTGTACAAGACGATAAACAAGAAACTGACACGACCGATGAAACGAAGAAATCTACAGAGAAAGGAGAAGCCGATGGAAAAACAAAAAGTACAACTTAGTGCGAGTGCAATTAAGGTTATACTAGATAACCAGCATACGAACTCCATGCGTTTTACTGGTACGTGTATGTTCTTGAATGAACCATCTGATTATATTCCCGGTGGTGTTGATAAGCCTGTGATGTTATCATCCGAAGTTGCCGAAGCGTGTGCATCTACGATGAACCTTATGGGTATCAATTGTGATTATGACCCTTGGTTATTTCCAGATGAAGTCATGATGGCACATGACCGTAGAAATAAAATTGGTGTAGTTGAAAAATGTTGGGTTGACGGTAACGAACTTAAGTTCACTGGTATTATCTACAAGAATGACTTTCCAGATATTGCTGACTTCATAAAGAAAACAGTAGACTCTCTAGGATTCTCTGTGGAAGCCATTTTCAATATCCACGAGTTTGAAGACCATATTGAAATGGCGGATGTTGAATTCACTGGTGTTGCAATGTTGTTTAAAAACGCAGCTGCATACCAAAATACGTATATTGCAGAAATTGCCGCAAAGGCGAAAGGAAAACAACTAATGAACGAACAAGAAATTAAAGCCTTGGTTGATGAAGCCGTTAAGGCATCCATTGAAGCACAAGCACAAGCTAAAGCACAAGCGGAAGAAGCTAAAGAGTTGGCAGATGCAAAAGCAGAAGTTGAACGCTTGACTGCTGAATGTTCCGCTAAAGATGCATTGATTGTTGAAAAAGATGCAAAAATCGCAGAACTTGAAAAATCTGTTGAAACAAAAGATGCAGAAATCGAAGCTGGTAAAGCCGAAGCAGAAAAACAAACTGTAATTTCCGATGTTAAAAACTTGGAAACTAAGGCAAAACTAGAAGCTGGTAAATCTGACAAAGAATTTGATAACTTTGCAGATGGCATCGAAGCTATGTGTAAATAATTACGCATAATATATTTTGTTGATTTGATTTTATATCATAGGAGAAATAACTGTGGCAGTAACAAAATCCAAATTTATTACAGCAGCTGCCGTTGCTGATTATAACCAATCTCACTACATCGAGTTGCCTAAATTCCAAAACTTAATGGTTGACTTATTAAACCGTAACGTAACAATTCGCAACCGTATCACACCTGTGATGGCGACTGGCTACCCATCTCGTTATTGGGAACAAACTAAAATTGCACACAATGCGAAATTCGTAAATCCACGTACAGGCGACAACGGTAAATACGGTGTTGATACTTACGATGAAGATTACGGTCGTGTTGAAAAGGCAGTATACTTAAAGGCGATTACATCTGGTATTAAATACTCTTTGTTTGATACAGAAGTTGTGGCACAACAAGGTGATGCCTTGGCAAAATCTTTGTTAAACAAAGACATGGAAGACATGATTGTTGACTTACTTCAAACTTCCAACAAAGGTATCTGGACAGGTACAGCAACCGCAGCCGATGATTCCACATCTGTTGAATACTGTGGTTTGGCTACACAAATTACAGATGCAGTAACTGTGGCTAACCCTTATAGCTTTACATCTGGTTCTGGTGAGTTCGTAACAGATACAATCCGTACCAAGATGGCACAAAACTTGGCATCCACAAAATACATCGGTATGCCTACTGCAATCTACGCTAACCCATTGACAATCGACTACTTAAGCCGTGCAGAATTAAAACGCCCGGGATTTGCAGTCAACCAATCTGCGGATAAAATGGACTTGGGTAATGGTTTCGTGGTAAATACTATCCGTACACAAGCTGGTTATTTACCATTGATTCCAGATAACTACATTCCATTTGACACAACAAACAAAAAACATACATTGTATGTTGTCAATGAAAAATTGATTGAACGCCATTACTTGACTAATGCAGAACCACGCATTTTCAAAATGGGTCTTACTAAAGGTCTATTGGACGAATACGTTGCAGTAATGTTCGATGCAGTTGTTGCCAAAGGTGCTAGTGCTGGTGCCCACTTCAAGGTTGAATTTACTGAAGCGTAATAACGCTTAATTCAAACGATTAATCACAGGGGTGTCTTTTGACACCCCAATGTTTTAACCGAATGGAGATACATATGTTAGTAACATTAAAAGACAGTAATGCAACACGTATTTATTTGTGTGGTCGCATTATTGAAGCTGATAACGGTCGCTTTGAGGTATCCGAGGAAGAATACGCTTTAAATGAAGCAGTATTAGAGCCTGTGGATAAAAAAGCTGGCAAAGTTATCAAACCAAAAACAAAATCTGAAGACGAAGTCGCAGATTCTATGGAATCCTAGGAGATAATCATGGTTTACTTAGATGCAGCAGAAATTGACGATTATTGTCAAATGATTCCAGTTGATGAAAGTCACGTTCAGTTTGCATCGACTATGATTGATGCCTACGTTGGAACAAACAATGGACAATCGAAATTTACATCCAACGAAATCACCGAGATTGTTAAACCGAATCGCAAAGGCGTGTTGATTCTAAAGAATGACCCTGTGATTGACATTCTATCAATTCAAGCAATTCACACACGAGATATAAACGAAGACGGAGTTGAGATTGAACCGTACTTGTATGACTTTGATGGTAGCAAGTATGTATATCTATTAAGTAACGCATCCGCCATGACATATTCTCAAATATTCTCGCATAACGCAAGATTTTATAAAGTCCGTTACAACTATGGATTCGCTGAAATTCCACGAGAAGTAAAAACGGCTTGTGCGATGCTTGCTATGAATATATCACAGGTTTCCACATTCACCGCCTTAAATTCCATGACAACTTTGGATGCACGATTTTCATTAACTGACCCAAACTTATTTACAAACGAAATCAAATCATTGTTATCACGATACAGATTTTAAACGGAGGTATATATGCGAGAAAAATATACACCAAAGTTTGACTGTACACGAATGTTCGCATCATGGCGTGAAACCATTAAATGCGATGGGAAAAAACCAGAGTTTGTGTTGTTTACACGAATCGGTCGTGGTACAAAACGGTTTCTTGTAAATAATGTTCGTTGGGGAAACCTTATGTCAGATTCCTCGTTGGAAACTGGCGATATATGCGAACGTAGAAACGGTGATACGTTATTCTTGGTCGCAAAAACAAACTCATTCAATGGTGACAAGGGTGAGTTTTACACAACAAATACAATCGTAAATATCTATGGTATCGAAACCACAACAGACGAGTATGGCAACACCAGTGGTACATCTACTACCATCAAAGTAAAAGACCTAAAGTGTGTATACGAAGATGTGTCCGCCAAGATGCACTTGTTCGATTATGGCTTACTACCAACTACTACAAAGCGATTTATTCTACCAAGGGATACGGATGTTGCACTATTGGATAGAATCGAAATCAATGGACAGTTTTTACAAATAAATGTAATTAACAAGTTCGATTTTGCACCGTTCTTATATGTGCAATGTTCACCAGACGAGCGTGGCTAACATGAAGACAATGCAAGATGTAATCGCTAAGGTATTAGAAGACCATTTAGATGTACTGACTGACCGTATCAAACAAATCTGGGCGGTTGCAGACGAAGACATCTATACTGACCACCATATAATCCTTAGAAGATTCACACCAAGTGTCAACATGGTTAGACTTGGCTTAGACATTACAGGTCTTGGGGCGTTCATCCTAGAGTATGGCTCTGGTTCGTTCATGGTAACGAACACAAGTGCGGAACTTGGGGATTTTGGCAACCCAGACTTACCAGAATACATGGCATCATCTTGGTTTAACGATAATCGTTCATCGCACGGCAATGCAATCATGGGTCGTGACAAGGGAGAAACTGTACACTCACCAACAATTGGTGTACCAGATTACAAATCCAAAGGTCACTTTAAGGGTATCAACCTAGAAGAACCCATGAAGAAATCCAAGTTAAAACCTTTAGAACCAAAAGAACCGATGTTTGTTGTCGAAACAGAAATCGTTCATTGGTTGAAAGAATTGGATGAAGCTATTGACGATGCAGTATCTGATTATATCGAAACTCAACTAGATAATGCTTTTAAAGGAGTAATCGCATGAAGTATACGGTACAACTATTGGACGAACTGTGGAATATCTTGCGACAAGATGAAGAAATGGCTATGTTGTTACGCATAAAAGATACACAATCAATCCAAGAGTGGAACTCTAAGATTAGACGTGGTCTTGCTGGTGCGGAACTCGTTGATGAAAAACAAGATATTTACATAATCATGTCATTCATCCCATCTGTTGGTAATACCAAGAATTGGATGGTCAACAAGAATTTACTGGAGTTTAGAATCATCGGTCGTTCTAACAACAGAAAACTTGTGAATGATTTATATATACATTTGAATAAACTATTAAAGGAACATTATCAAGAAATGTCCATCTATACCGAGGGGTCATTCTCTACTGGTACGGCTGGCTTAATCGGTTATATGTTTCGTGTTAGACCTTTTACATGGTCATAATCATAGGAGATAATTAATGGCACAACAAACAGGCAAAAACTTTGTATTGAATGGTGTTGGCGAAGCATGGGCGAAACGAGTTGTAAACGGCAAAGTTGAAGCCTACAAACTCGGTACACTTCAAACAATGAAACTATCTTTCAGTTCCTCTGATGAAAAAGTCTATGGTTCTGATGCTTTACCACCAATCTATATCTTGAATAAAGAATCCAATGTTCAAGCATCTTTCACCGAAGCACGTTTCAACCTTGATTACTTGGGTGTAACTGCTGGTGCTGATGTTGACAACAACGGTACTTTAATCTTTAGTGTAAAACCTACATTAATTGCAAGCGGTACTGCATTTACCGTTCCAAGTGTAACAAATGTTATCCCAGAAGATACAATCGTTGTACTTGCGAACGATAATCAAATGGAAGACGAACGTGAAACATTGAAGTATACAAAAGGTTCTCCATCTGCTGGTGAATTTACGATTGATGCATCTGGTGTTATTACTTTGGGTACATCTGTGACAAATAAATTCATTGAAGTATCTGGTCTTCGTACTGATACAACAAGCCGTAAAGCTACAATGAAAGCAACTAGCGTACCACAATTCGTTGAAATCCGTCACGTTTCCAATCCTGTTGATATGGGCGATGGTAAGAAAGTTATCTTGCATACTCATATCTTCCGTGCTAGAGCGACTGGCAAAATGGATATTGACCATGAACGTCAAAAAGCATCTGCACCACAACTTGAATTTGAAGTTATGTATGACACAACTCGTACAGACGGTAAAATCTTGGAAATCACACAAGAAATCCAAGGCTAATCTCATGGGGGCATCTTCGGATGCCCCTATTTTTTATTATATGGAGTACTATGGAGATATATAGATGTCAAACACTTTAATTCCACAAGAAAAATACATTATGTTAAACGGCAAGGAATATAAAATTTATCCAATGTTGTTAAAAGATTACAACAAGGTTGAACGTCTATTGTCTAAAATAAATGACCAGTATTTATATTTGAACTTACCATCACCAATTTTAGACGAAGATGGCAAAGAAGTGTTAGATGCCAATGGCAAGGTGAAATATGACTATGTGGCATTTAACTCCATGTGTGAACTGTTTGAGATGGCGTTACGTATTCCACGGAAAGAATTGATTAACGCAATCGACTTAGACAATGGTGTGCAACTGTTGGATGAATACTTATCCATTAGCGGATTAAAAAAAAAGATGATGGGTCTAATGGCACAAGAACTACCGAGGGTGAACCTACAGGACTTGACCTAGTCATTGCATCTTTGGTTCAACACACAAGTGAAACCAGAGAATCACTAATGAGATATACTTTACCAGAACTAGAGGGGTTATCTGTTGCATTAAACGAAAATAATAAAACAGATACAGACGATAATAGTAATACTTTTGTTGACTCTGATTCCGTCACAGGGGCAGATGCGGTACGTGGTCTTTTGAGTTCTGGGTACGCATCATAGGAGAATAATTAATGGGAAACAAAAAATTCGGATATGACATAAAAATAGACTACAGTCAAGCAACCGAGAATACCAATCGAGTAACCTCTAGTATTCTACAGTTGCAACAAGCCGTAGAACGACTAAAAAGAAACTCTGATATTCAGATTAAATTCACTGGTCTGCCACGACAACTTGATAGCATTACAACAAAAACTGCTACATTGGCTAATGCTTTAGAAAGAACGGCAAAAAGTGGCAATCTTGCATCTAAGTCTTTTGATGGTATGTCTGCTAAGATGCAGTCGCTTAAAAAAGATGGTGAAGCACTTGCCAAAGGTCTACAGGATTCTGCCAATGCCATTAAAAAGTTAGAGTCTTCAAATCATAACACCTTAAGAGATGGCAATAAGGCTATGACGGTTGGTACTCAAATCAACCAACTTAAGAACCAAGCCGATGTACTCTATCAAGCATGGAAAGCGAACAACGTAGGCAAAGAACAATATCTTCAACAAATGACTGCAATCCAAGGCAAGTTAAACACATTATACGGTCAACAACGAAGAATCAATGAAATTACACAAGAGCATATCCCAACGCTAACAAGATGGGGTTTTGAACTCGATAAGGTTGGTTCACGACTTGGGTATTTTGCAACACGTTGGGCGGCATTATGGGTCGGTGACAAAATCATGGATTCATTTTCTGCTTTTCCAAAAGTGGAACAAGATATGGCTGGCTTCGCACAAGTTATGAAACATGGTACAGGTGCAACAAATGCGTTTGCCAAGTCTTTACTAGAAGTTGACCCATCGAATTTAAAGAACAGTCTTCAACTTGGTGGTTCGGAAGCAGAAATCTTTAAATCTGAATTAGAGAGTATGCAAGGCAAGCTACAAGGACTTGCGGTTCAATACGGTACAACAAGCCACGAGATGATTGAATCTGCCAAACTTTGGGGTCGTGCATACAAAGATAACAATACCGTTCTTGCCTTGACGGATGCAGCCACTAAGTTGGCGGTTGCCGATGCGTTCGATATTGTGTCTGCAAACAAAGCGTTGGAATCCTCGATTATGCAATGGGGTTTTCAAATTAACAATACCAATGATGCCATGAGTGTGTCAAACCGTATTATTGACTCTTGGACATCTCTTGCACATAACTATACGGTTTCTGCACAGACATTATCCGAAGCGAACAAACGTATGGCACAATCCGCAGCCGAAGTCGGTGTATCTTTCCACTCTGCACAAGCACTTGTTGCCGTTATGGCACGTAAAACACAGGCAGACGGTGGTGAAATCGGTAACGCCTTAAAATCTATCTTCGGTTCTATTCACTCTAAGAAAGCCGTTAAAGCATTACAAGAGTTTGGTATCGAAGTTTATAAAGTCGGTGAAAACGGAGAGCGGTCATTCCGTAAAGTAGACGATGTGTTACTTGATTTGATGATTAAGGCACAAGGGTCAAAAGAATCCATGGAAGACTTGCTAAAAGCAATCTCAGGCGGTAAGTGGCAATGGAATAAAGCCGATGCCATGTTGGATTTAAAGGAATACTTAGAAGCCTTACGATTATCTTCTACATCTATGGGCTTCACCAATGCACAAGTTGGTATGCAACTTGATACAATCCAAAAGAAGATACAACAGATTGCCGCACAATGGGAAAAGATGATGACTACTGCTGGCAACGGCACAATGTCAACTGTAATCAAGGGTATGTTAGATGGTGTTCTTGCATTGTTTAAATGGATAGAGCGTTTACCATCATCTATTGCCATGGTTTCATTCGCTATGCTTGGGTTGTTGGTTATTCATCGTAAATGGGGTTCTGTTTTCAACATCATGAAAACGAGCGTTGTTTCTGGTTGGAACAAAATGACTCATGCAGCCGAAAAATACGCAAGAGCATCAAGAATTGCAAGCGGTAACACAACAGGCTTTAAAGGTAAACTCCAAGGACTTAAGGGTGCAGCTGGTGGACTTGCTAGTGAAATTGGCACACTTACAGGCTTTATGGGTGGTTGGGTTGGTATTGCCGTATCTGCTATTGCCATCGCTGGTCAACTTGCCTTATCTTGGCGTTTCAATCGCGAGGAAGTACAACAACAGATTGATACTCATTCTCAACTGTTGCAATCTTACGAAGAAACATATGGACGTTTAAAAGAATCAACTGGTGTTTTAGAGCAGTTTATTAACGCATACTATAGCTTGAACCAGAAACAAAAAGAATATGCCGAGGGTTCGGAAGAAGCGAAACAGGCTGCGGAAGAAATTCAAATCGCTCACGATGGTATTATTCAAATTCTTGGTGAAGAACAAACCAATTTTGTATTAACCGCAGATAATTCAGACGAAGCAAACCAACGTATGACCCAAGCGGTACAAAAACGGCAAGATGAATTGGCACAACAAATTAAGCACGAAAAGGCACAATTGTTCCAAGCTGCACAAGCCGTTCGACAACAAACACAAGACAATCTTGATTCTTTACAACATGAGAAAAAAGGTTGGTTAGACCGTATTGCCGTAATCGTGCAATTCACAAAAGCTATTGACTTATGTCGTTTGGCTTACTATTCGTTGATGCACGCTTTTCAGCAATGGAGAGCCGATAGAGCAGCCGCACGATTGCAACAAGCAGATGGGGCAGTCGGTCAAGCCGAAAGCGAATTAAACGCTTTAAAAGCAGCTGGTGCAAATAGTCGTCAAATTGAAGAAGCCGAACGTAATCTTGCTATGGCTAAATATACTGCATCACAAGTCAAGGATGAACAAACGCATTTACAAGAGGATGCTAACCAATATGGTCAACAAGCAGACCAAATCTTGGCATCTACCGCAGCCAAAGTACAAGCCGATGGAGCAGAACAACTAAATAGTATCAACTCTGCGTTATATGGCAATACTGGTGGCGGTGGCACAACTGGTAATTATCCACGTAACGAACTACCAGATGGTGGTTCTGGCGATAGTGGTAAAAAGGGAAACACCGGTAAAACAACAAAGGCTAAAAATCCATTGGCTGGAACTCATGCTGGTGCAGCCATTGATTTCTTGTTAAAACAAGGGTATACCTTGAACCAAGCGTATGGTATCGTTGGTAATCTACAAATAGAATCATACGACAGATTAGACCCAGAAGCATCGGACGGTGTTGCCTTTGGTATTGCACAATGGCAAGGCAGTCGATTACAAGACTTAATTGACTTTGCTAGAGATAACAACTCTGATTACAAAGCGTTTGAAACTCAATTGGCGTTCCTTGTGTATGAAATGCAACACAAAGAAAAAGACAATTGGAAAAGCGTTCTCGAAAGTGCAACGAATCAAACACCAGAAGAATATGCGTATTATTTCGACCAATTTGTAGAGCGTTCCTCTCATATTCACAGTCAAGAACGTCAACAAAAAGCAAGAGCATTGGCTAATACGGCTTATGGCGATGATGCGAAGACTGCTGATGATAGAGCCAATAAAATCATGGAACGCCAAGGCAAGATAGAAGACATTGCGAAAAAACTGGCTAAGGCGGAAGCCGAAATGGAAAACGCCATAAAGCCAAAAGAGCAAGCTGACTTAGCAAAAGAATCGCAATCCTTAAAAGAAAAACTGCAAGGTATTCAAAAAGAGATTGACGATTTAATCAAACTCAATCCAAAAGCAGATGTTAAGAAACTGCAAGAAACCATGAAGAAATACGATGAAGTTATGACCCATCGTATGCAAGATAAGTACCGTGATAAAGATTATGACGAAGCCACACAAATGGCAAAAGACCGTCATGAAAACGAAGACTTAGACATGGAAATCGCTGGTACATCTGAAAACTTTTGGACAAAGGACATCCGTAATGCACAACGCTTGGTTGAATTGTATATCATTAAGGTAAAACAATACAACGACATGGTTGCAGCCTTTAAGCGTGGTGATTCAGAATATACCGAAGCAGACATCCGTAAAGCTGGAATTGAACTTAAGAAGCTACAAGTACAAATCAACAAGACTGGTAATGACTTGAATAAGAACATCAAACAACAAACTCATGATGTATTCCATTCGATGATATTCGAGGGCAAGAAATTTAAGGACGTTTGGAAAGACTTATGGAAACAACTTGCGGAAGACACATTGAAAATGATGTTTAAAATCCAAGATGGTAACGGTGGTCTTTTACAGAATCTACTAAAGAAAAAAGACAAGAAGTATCAAGATGGCATCAACCCATTAAAGGGCATTGGTGGAAAGAATGGTAACATCGGTGGTGTTGATGAAACATTAAACCAACAGATGCTTGCTACACAAGCCACACAAAATCTTGATAAAAACTTTGAAACATTTTTGGCTAATACGCAAAACGGTACTGCATGGAATCAAGCGACATTTACCGATGCCGTAATCTATGGTAATGTCAATGGTGACAAAAACGGCTTTGACTTACCAGAGGGTAACAAAGATTCCAAAGATAACAAAACCGATGTATCTAAGTATATCAACGCTGGCATGAAACTTGGTGGCTTAGGTAATAACAAGTGGTTGGGTGCTTTGGGTACTGTTGCTGGGTTTGCACGACAGTTCGGTCTATTGAAATTCGCAAGCGGTGGTGCAGTCAATAAAGACCAATTGGTTCGTGTCGGTGAGGGCGATAAGAAAGAATGGATTATTCCAACCAACGACAAAAAACGTGGTATTCAACTATTGAATCAAGCTGCACGTGACCTTGGCGTTGGTGAAACCAAAGGTATCGAACCTAATTGGAAAAATCCGAATACATCAACAGGGGCATTATCGGAACAAACCAAACGACAAGACCGAATGATGAATCAGATGGTCGCAAACACATCGGCTATGACTAAGGGGATGAACTATATGGCGAACAATGGTTCTACACATGAATCTATTGCACAACCTGTGTTTGTTAAACAAACGATTTCTGACCAAGACTTCTTGGCGAAATACAACAAGTTGGTGGCACTTGGCAAGATGAAATAACACAACTTTTGTGTAATTTTTGACACTATATGTGAGGGGTGATAAACCCCTCGCATTATTACTATGGGAGGTCATATGGAAGACATTACGAAATACTTGGGTCTGAAATACGGCTTTAATCATAAAAAGAATCAATATCATTGTGTTGATGTTTGCCGTATGTGGTATAAAGACCACGGATACAAACATTGTTTTGACGATGGCAAGAAAGACCCAACGTCATGCGAAGATTTTCACAAGAATCATCAACTAAGGGTGTTACGATACTTATTAAAACACTTTGACAAAGTTCGTGATATTGACAAATTACAACATGGCGATGTGATTGTATTCAACGTAGATGGCGACTTACATACTGGCGTGTATCTACAGAATGGACAAATACTTGCGATGCAAGTTCCATGTATTGAAAACGTATCACTATCTGCCGTATTTAAACGCAATTATTGGCAACCATTGTTTTACTGTGGTTTCCATCAAGAACGCAGCGAAAGGAATTAACAATGGCGACATATCCAAAGTTTCCATTGCCGTATATATTCGAGGTTGAAAAAGGTCTAAAGTTTGCCACACAAGAAGTCACATTTGAATCTGGTAAGAAACAAGTGCGACAACTTGCGGTAACACCAAAGAGAACTTGGTCAATCAGTCTACGTGGAACAACAGAACAACAAAAGATATTTGAAGACTTTTGCGAATCTGTTGGTGGTAACACAAGACCATTCTTGTTTACCGATGAATATGGCAAGGAACAGTTATGCAGATTCGCAACCAACGAATTTAACATGAAAGTACTACGAGATTTTACAATTGAGAATGGTACTCATGGTAATGCCGTTGGTTTTACTGCGAACGTACAAATCGAGAAGTTATTATAACTATAGGAAGTATACATGATTAATTTACCTGTGGCGTTTCGAGAAGCATTGGAAAGTGGTTCGGTATTTGATATTGAATTATACGAAGTACACATACCGAATTTAACGCTATATTTATGCTCTTGTGATGTCAATATTCAATTCAACGGTCATACATACTTGGCGTTGCCAATCAGACGTGGTGAGATTGATAAAACGGTAGATAATTCGATTGACTCTTGTGAGTTGCAGATTTCTAATGCAACTGATAAATTTACTCAATTATTATTCAAGGGGATTCCATTCACAGGCAGTCGAGTGTATATCTACCGAATTTTATACCCAGATTCATTAACCAACGCAAACATGATTAAACCTGTGTTTATGGGTCGTGTTGATGCACCAGAATTAACAACAGATGGCATCTTTAAGGTAACGGTCACAACAGATGTTCCAAACGTCCGTGGCGGTCGTAGAACACAATATTCTTGCACATCTGTATTCGGTGATGAATCCTGTCAAGCACAAATTGAAACATTACAAACAACCGTTGATTCAATCACACAAGATGAACATGGTTTTCGTGTTGGTATCCGCAACCCAGCAGACCAAAAGACATTCACAAATGGTGTCTTAATTGTTAGCGGTGAAGCACGTAAGATTGTTGACTTTAAAGATGCTGGTGCTGGTATTTACTTGGAATACCCATTATTGCAATCACCAGATATTCTGATTGGTCAACAAGCGACAATCCAATCTGGATGCGACAAAACACCAACGGATTGTAAACGACATGGCAACCAAAAACGATATGCTGGGTTCTTATCTGTACCATTTGAATTTACGGTACGTACTTAATTTTTATTTAGCATAACAACGTGAAGCGAGGTATTAATATATGGGTAAAGGCGGTGGCAAGGGCGGTAAAGGTCGAATTGGGAAATTCATTGGTCTTGCTGCTGGTATTGCCTTTGGTTTTGGCGGTGGTGCTTGGGCGTTCTTAAAAGGCGTATCCGTATTTAGCCGTGTTATGTACGGTTTATCCCTTGGTATGTCCATTGGTGGTCTATTCGATAAATCACCAAAGCAATCGGCACCAGAATCAACATTTGATTCCAAAAACAATCAAGTAACATCCGAGGGTACAATCCCAATTGTCTATGGACAGACAAAGGTTGGTGGTTTGCAGACATTCCATAAGATGGACGTTGGAGGCAAACGCTTGGACAAAGACGTGGTTCTTTGCGAGGGTAAAATCCACGACATCTTTGGTATTACTGCGAACGGTTATTTAACAAGCGTACAACGCTTAAATGAAACGAAACAAACGAAAATACCTGTGTTTGGTATTCGTAACAATAAATATCCAGATGCGAAAGTATCTGTTGAAACAGGCGTTGCGGAAAAACGTGGTTTTATGGGTCATAAACCAAACGCATCGCAACAGTCAATCTATCAAGATAACGTAGACTATGGGTCATTTAACAAGTTCAAGAAACTTAAGTTGCAAGCCAATGGCAAGACTGTATATATCTTCTTGACAGATGATAATACAACGATTGACCTACAGTATTCATTGGCTTGCAATACGTTTGGTAAAATCTATCAAATTATCTTGGGTGACACATATCTATCCGACTTACAAACCGATGGTTGGGAGTTGGTCAATCCTGTGATATGTCAAAACTCTCCATCATCCCTAGATACCTTTGGTGAATCACCATGTTACAAACGAGATGTATATTGCTTAACAAACGGTAGTCAAGACGGTAGTAATTCTACGGTTTATACACACCTTGGTGGTAAAGACCAAGATGCTCCAGACCAATACTTAACAACAGGCGGTTATCCAAACATGGCATACGTTCATGCGGATTTACGCTATTCGGAAAAGATGGGTGCTGGTAATCCAACGGTTACTGCTATTGTGCAAGGCATGATTGTATACGATTGGCGTGACAAACAGTATAAATACTCTAAGAACCCTGTTGTATGTCTATATGATTACTTGACAAATAAAACATACGGTGCTGGTCGGTATGTTACACCAGATATTCTTGATATGGAATCGTTTACCGATGTAGCAAACTATTGTGACGAAGAAATCACATACAATGACCCATACGGTGTCACAAAAACAGAACCAAGGTATCAACTTGATATATGCTTAAATGAAACCAAAACACATCAAGAAAATATTCAATCCATCTTGAACTCATTCCTTGGGTTTATCGTGTTCTCAAACAATTCAATTAAGCTAAGATGCGAACGATTAGAACAACCTGTGTATGCGTTCAATGATGATAACATCGTGGAAGAAACCCTTAGTTATAAATCCGCATCTATTGACCAAAGTCCGAACAAGTTTAATTTAACCTATGTAGAACCAGCATTGGATTATACTGCGGTTAAATTAATTGTTGAGGATGCTACAAACCAACTACCTCCGCCAATTGGCATTGGTAGACCTGTGGAACAAGATATTGATTTCAAGGGTGTTCGCAGACAAACTCAATGTTTGCGACTTGGGAAAATCGCACGAGATATTATCCGCTTGTGTCCGATTACGGTTACATTCAAAACAGGTCTTATGGCTTCTCACTTGGAAGCTGGCGATATTGTAACAATCTCCAAAACATACATTGACGAAGACGGTGTTAAACAAGAGTTATTTACAAATCAACAAGCACGTATCACCGAAATAAAAGAAGAAGACGGTACATTTGAAATTACCGCACGTCAATACAATCCATCAATCTATGATGATACATTCGGTGCATCTTTGAAAGTGTTCGGTACAGTTGGTAATGATAAACCAATCAGATTAACACCAGCAACTGTTAAGCCTGTTGAGAACATTCAATTCAATCAAATCTACCGTGGTAAAGTCGATGGCTTACCAACATACGACATAGTATTATCCTTTGATGAGCCAGACGACATCGAGTTCCGTTCTGCATCTGTTTATATTCAAACCGTACACAACGGTGTGGCTGGTGAATGGAAGAACTATGGTGAATCCAAAGGTATCACAACTGTCATGGGTCTTAAGCGTGGTGACACAATCAACGCACGTATTATTCCAAACGATTCCAAAGGTATTGAACATGAGGAATCCATGTCTGCTCCATCGTATACTGTGGTTTCCAAGTTTGGCACACCAGAAATGCCACAGAATTTACGCCTTAAGGTAACAGACGAAGCACGAATCACATGGGATATAATCAAAAATACCGATATAGACCACTATGAGATTTCCACAACAGGATTCTTTAATAGCGGAGCAGTCGTATCAGTTGACAACGAAGCACCTGTGACATTGACCATGCGTACAGGCAAGATTTATGTACGTGGTGTCAACATTGATAATGTCGCTGGTCCAGCCAATTTTGTGGAATACAATTATCCAGAATTAAGTGTTCCTGTGTTAAATTACATTAAGTCACAATCTGGTGCGTTCCAAGTTGTTTTAAAAGACACACCAAAGACAAACCCACCGATATTAAAAACCGTCTTTAGAGTCAATGATAAAGACTTTAGAACAGATACCAATGTGTTTACATATGTTGACGACCCAGCGACATACAATGTGTCTTACGCATATGAAGATTACTTTGGAACTGGTGCGTTTTCATCTGGTATTGGTGCGATAATCAAACAAAATATTAACCAAGACTTAATCAATCGTGCAACACAGGCAATCCAAAGTGTTGAACAAATGCAAGCAAACATTGATACAATCAACACACGTATTCAAAATGCGGTCACAGAACAAATCCAAAATTCAATCGGTGGTGCAAAATTAGAAATCACCAAAGCAGCCGAAGTCATGAAACAACAAATCACGGATGCACAACACAAGATGGAATCCACGATTACACAAACGGCAAACGCTTTGGATGCGAAAATCAGAGATATTGATTCACAGGTGCAATCACGAGTAACACAACTCGCAAGCACGATTGAGTCTTCTATTAAGTCTTTATCTGGCGATGAAATTCTAAGTCGGATTAATCAATCAAGCGGTGGTACTCAAATTGACGGTAAGCTATTGCACGTTACATCTGATTCCGTATTCGATAAAGGTGTTGTGGCGAAGAACATCGAAGCTGGCACAATTAGTACTGACAAACTCATGAGTTCTATCTTAGACTTACAAGAGTCTGGTATGCAAATCAAAGGCGGTGGCGTTCGTTTGGATGCCAGTGGTATTCGCATGAGTAATGAAAACGGTTCATTTACCGCATTAACCAAAGATGGTATCAAATGGTATGACTCTAAAGGTGTTGCCTATAGTGCTATCCAACAAATGGTCTTTGGGATTGCAAACGATGGCGACCATATCGACTTGAATTGGGATTCAGAACCGATGGTGTTCGTTGTTCCCCAAAAGATGGAACTTGGTCAAAACATGAGTGCGGCTGGCAGCTATCTGCAAGGAACAATGGAAACCAAGGCAGTCAATGTTTCCAAAAAAGGCTTTGACATTCACGCACGTATCACACAATATTGTAACGGTGAGATGTACTATGGGGGTCAACCTTGGGGTAGAACAAATCTGGATAACTTTGCACCGTCAAGATACTCTACAGGCACATTGACCAACCGAGTTTACATCTATAGCGAAGCCGATACATATGTTTCTGTTGAAGTACCAGAAGTCGGTGTTGACGTTTGGACATCCCTAGGGAAACAATACGATAGCACTAATGTCGAGGGTGCTGGATGGGAAAATCCGCCAGAGAACTCCAAAAAGTGGTTGTCACCAATGGCATCTGGCAAAGGCAAAACTGTTTTTACTGGTAGCGGTCATGGGTCTTCATATAGTGGTCATTATGAGTTCCAACAAACAAAACAATGGATGATTGACTATGAAAAGATACCAAGAAAAATCATCGCAATTCGCCTACGAAAAGGTCAAAACGAAATCTCTTGTGCAATTCCAGCGTTTGCCATCACACCAAGTAATCCTTGGTTTAAAATTGCGAACATACCATCGCTCCCAAAGGGAACATACTTTGGTATTCGTTCTCCAGAGCCTGTACAATGGTTTGCCGTGAATGTGCCAAAAGAAAATTACTTTGTGGCATCACACGCAAACTATAAAACAACTAAGTTTACTGGTCGTGGAACATACACGTTTACACCGACTGGCAAACGATTTAAGATTACCATGATTGGTGCATCGGTTGCATCTAGGGGTGCAAGACCACAATCTTCCGAAACACGAATCGTTGGTAATGGCATTGATTATAAAACATCTGATTATGCAACCAACTTGTCACTCAATAATCAACAACCATATAAACAATCGTTCCATTCTGTGCATGGAGATGCCAAGCACAATGAAAAAGGTTGTCTATATTTTATGGCTAATGCTTTTAAAGTTGGTACAGACAATGTATCTACTTGGGGTGGCGATGGGTTGTCAATGCCTTGTTATGTCTTGGCTGGCAACAACGTGTCATTCTTTAACGCAAACTTTACCAACAGACGTAATCTACAAAACAATCCAACAGAGTTCTTACGTTTCCCAGATGGCAACTACCAAGGACGTGGCGATGTAAATGACGACACAAAAAACCTTGGTGTGTTCGGTGAACTCGTTGGTTGTCCATCGTTTACATTCACTGGTGGCGGTGGTGGTAATCCCGGCGGTTACGCACGTGATATGTGGTGGAACATTGAATGGCAGATGGGTTTATCCAAGGCAGTCACATATAATGTCAACGTACCAACTGGAGTATCAAATTACACGATTACGATTGGTGAATGTCCAGATGTTACCGTTGGTAAAGAAATTCATTTCCCAGCTGGACCGTATAATGACGATGGTGGGTCTATTAGAATAACCAACACCAAACCATTTGATGGTGCAGTATTTATTACGGAGGAATTGTAATGTATTATAACGTATCATTCATGGGGCAAGACCCCATGAATTTTTATATTTCTGCCACAGAAACAGACGAAACAGTATCATATGAAACATACCAATTGTATATGTCTGGTAATTACATCAAGGGTAATGACGGAGAACCAAAACCAAAAGAACAAACAAATGTTCAATCAACCTCTGGTGCATCCGATACGGTCATACCAGAGGACACAACGCCTGTGTTGCCAGACTTACCAAACATTGACCCATACGTTGCGTTAAACAATAAAATCAAAAAGCTACGTAAACAGATGGAAGACACACAAACATCAACCGATAATATTTATCGTGTGGCACATGGAGATTTTATCCCAGTTCCGAGTGGCAAAAAACCAACGGATTTTGTGTATGAAATCTTAAGTGTGCAAGTATCTGGTGACACGTTTAATTCTCCCAATGTTGGTATGATTATTCAACCTCCAGAACATCCATTCTACCGAGATGCCAATATCACAATCGGTATTGTAAACACAAATCAATCATACGTTTCAAACAACGTAACAGACCCAACCAAACATATCACAGGTTGGTTGACCATTAAAGTCAACGAGAAAACCAATGTTCCACAAGATACGGATGGTCAACCACTTGTTCCGATACAACCATCTCTATAGAAAGGAGGTATGCCAATGAAAGATTGGATTCGTGTTGAAGACGAAATCATGCACGTTGGAGCAGACTGGAATCGGTTGTATTCTGTTGATGAATCAATTGATTTAACCGATGCAACTGCCGTGTGTAAAATCCGTGATTTGAAAGACAATGTTTTATTACAGGCAACGTGTACTGTGTATGAACATGGTGTTGTCGTATGGTTTCCATATGAAGATACATTAACACTTAATCGTCAAATCAAGAGGGGCAAATACGATGTTTTCATTCAAAAAGATTCTAAATCGTGGAAACTTGTCATGGGTGAAATCGAAATTATCCACGACATTTCCATGCATTAATTTTAAACCAAAGGAGCATACAATCATGCCAAACGAAGAAGCAATCCAGAAAATGTCTATTGTTGACCCAATTCAAGTCAACGTAAATATTCCAAACTTTGAGGGAAAACCCGGGAGAGATGGTACAGATGGTCGAGATGGTGACGATGCATACCGTATTGCCGTCCGCAATGGTTTCCTAGGGACAGAAAAAGAATGGTTATTAACCCTAAAAGGTCAAGATGGTAAATCCGCATCTGCACCTGCGGCACGACAAACCTTGTTGAAAAACAATGTATGGTGCGAAGATGATACCGTGGATTCCGTGCTTGCTGCCATTATTGGTAATTGGGGTAAACCGATGCCACGTACAGATTATCGACCAATAGCTTTGCAGTCCACGGTATTGGTTGGTTCACCAAACATAACATTTAGTGGCGAGCCTCATTTCAAAGTAAAGATTGACAATAAAACCGTTGAATTTAACTCTACTGGACTCGCTGATGTGACTGTTTCAAGTTCTAATACTGGTGATTCCTTTGTGGCACAATACTTTGGATACATTGACAATCATCTCTCGGATATTAATGTCGCTTTTGGTAATTTAAGTTCTGTCTTCGATAAAGGTTCTTTGGTTGAAACGACAGAACTTCGTGTAAGTTCAGATAATCCAGTTAGAGTTTCAATTTATGATAACAAGGTTGTCGAACTAACTCACACAGGAGAGAACAATAGTCCACAACCGACACTAGATGCGAATAAAATCAAAAAAATCAAAGATTATGTATTAACTAAAATTAATGATATTGACACATTAATTGTTGACGATGTACTTACTGCAACCGTATGGGCTCCTTATCAAAATAGTTTCTTTGGCGAAATTACACAAGGAATTGGACACGGCGTAAATCTTCGTCTTGACTTATCTTATTATAAGACACGAGGTTATGGAAGTGATGAAGAAAGATTATTTACGAGAGTGTCTTCGAGCGATAGTTATTCCAAGGACTACATTGGTAAGGCAATTCAAATTGGTACATCAAATGTAATGATTTTAAAACCTACTGGTTATTATATTATCTACAGATACTCTCCAAACATAATCCTTGAATCCTCAGACTCACTATAATCAACACAAGGGGATACAAACCAATGTATCCCCAATATTTTCACAAAATCTCTTATAGAAAGGACATCAATGGAAATACTAACAATGGTATCTCTCATATGTGGTATCTTGGCATCTGTTGGGGCAATCATAGGGGTTATCTTCAAGTTTGTAATCATTAACCCCTTAAAGGTGTCAATCGACAATCTAACCAAGGTTGTTGAAACCATATTGAAAGATATAGAAACAGGTCGAGTAGACCGATACAATCAAGCCATACGTTTAACATCTATAGAATCAGATGTTAGACACTTGGATTCTCGCATGGAGTCCATTGAGGAATCCTTGAAAGGGCGGTGATACCGATGGATAATATTATTGATTCAATCAAGGGTTATTACAATCGTGTCAAAACCGCCCATATTAACATCAAATCACTACAGTTTGTAAAGTTTGTGATTACAACATCGTTCATCCCAATATTTATGTACTTGGGTGTTTGGTTGTATGCAATCTATGCAATGCACGTTGGTTTAAACGTAACAATTCTGGTTTCTCTATTATCGGAATTACGATTGTTCGTATCCGTAATCTTCTCAACACAGACTGTTGCTGGCGTACTTGCTTATGGCGTGGCTTTAATTGATTCAGATGGCAATGGAGAATCCGATGAATTAGACTCTAAAGCACACGCCCAATTTAATTCTAATGTTAACAACACAGGAGATACAAAATGAGAACCATAGAAAAAGACGAATTAATGTCAATGGCGACAAGTGCAAGGGGTTATATCGACCATATTTACTTGCATTGGTCTGCTGGTCATTACAACCAAAGTCATACCGATAAATACCACATCTGTATTGACAAAGACGGCAAAATGTATACCGATGTTGATTTATTCACAGAACACCGTGACCATACGTATATGCGAAACAGTCGTGCCATCGGTATCACTTTAAACGGTTGCTTTGATGCCATAAATCCTACAAACATGGGTACAGAACCACCAACAGAAGAACAAATCTATGCCCTCAGCTGGCTAGTAGCATTACTGTGTGTACAAATCGGTATTCCGTTGGACATTCAACACGTAATGACCCATGCGGAAGCCGCAGACAACAAAGATGGTATGGACTTGTGTTACAATGACCCAACGCCATATCCGAATAATACTTACGGTCCAGATTCCACGTGTGAACGATGGGATTTATGGGTGTTACGTGAGAATGAACAACCGTGGTCTGGTGGTGACAACATTCGTGGAAACGCACGGTATATCGCACATACCGAATGGGGGATTGACATATGATGCATTACAGAATTGCAAAACCCCCATTAATGAAAATGGTTGGCACTGTGTTTGCGGTATGTTTAATTGGTTTGTTCGTGTGTGTATATCTACTGTTCAGCGGTATACACGCACACGAGCAACAATTGCGACAAACCGAAATTGAATTACATAGAACACAAGTCGAACTACAGGTGACACGGCATGAGCGTTCCATGTTGCAAAACAAAGTAAACGTGTTAGAAAACATTGAATACGAACGTGGAACAATTGTTAAACCATAATGGAGAAACAATGAATGAACAAATTAAAACATATATTCGGTCAAATCCAAAATATTCGATTGGTATTGCTATTGGGTTTGTTTTGCTTGTTTCCATTGGGTTATTCCTATGGACAAGCTCCTCTAGTAACATTGACACAACACCAATACGAAACGCTACAAGAGAACTTGACAACGCTAGAAGTGACAATAGACAGTCAATTGAATACAATCAACGAATTGGAAGTTCAATTGAACGCAGCCAAACTATCAACGAGCGAATCGAACAAACAATTGATGGAAGCATCAACGCTAATCGTAGAACAACGGAAGCAATTGACCGAAGCACGGAACTTGTTAAAGCAGCAAGAACAGACGCTGCAAACGCAAAGAATCTCATTAGAGAAAGCCGAGATATACTTAACGCAGCAAAAAGAGATAATCAAGAAAGCACAACGGAATCAACAACGAGCCAAACTCATTAATGTGTTATTGGGTGCAACCGTTGTATATCTTGCGGTTAAATGATTGGATGGTGGTCTAATTATCTCTACAGTATACAGTAGCGGATGTATACAAATTCTCTGATATAAAACAAATGGGGATATACCTTAGTTGGTATATCCCCAATTTTTTGCGTTTATACGATTATTTCTTTAATTCCAATGGTTTCGCCTTAGTAATACAATCACCACGCAATTGGATATAATACCCAACACCAGCTTTCATTTCAACAAGATAACTTGACCACATAACATACTTGTTCCCCAGATGGTCAAACACATATGCCATTGGTTTCCCAGTCTTTGTTATTCTTTGTTTGAAATCAGAAACGATAATCGCCTTGACATCACGACCGTTTGCCAATTCTGTGTTATATTCTTTTAAAGGGTTCTCAAAAAAACACCCAAGGTATTTGTATCTCAACGAAGTTGTAGACACCTTAGCGGTCAAATTTGGCGATTCTAGGAGTACTATAGAGTCATACTTAGATTTCCATTCTTGGATTTTCTTTTGGATGTTCGCCAATTTCTTTTCCATAGACTGTAATTGCTTTGGTATTGCCGTTGGTGATTCCGTTTGCATTAACTGCTGGTGGTCACGCAATTTGACATTCCATTCGTCAATCTTGTTTTGTGCGTTCTTGCGGTCACTATCGAATGACTTATACTTAGGGATTAACGCCATCAGTTCATTTGTTTCACCCAAGAAATCTAATGCACCACTACCGACTAAGCCTTCGAGCTGCAACTTAGTGTATTTACTAAAGATGGCATCTATGGTGTATTCTTGTGGTTTCTCAATCTTGTTGATGCCCTTGATGTACGCAAGACCTACACGAATGGCATTACCATCGACTGACCATTCACGTTCGCTATGGCGTAAATCTGGTGGCAATATTTCGATACCCTTGCGTTTAATCTCTTGGATGTACGGCAAGATTTTCTCTTGGTTTCCATCTTCGGAGTTGATGGTTGCCACATAAAATTCCAACGGATAACGAGTCTTTAAGTATGCCGTTATGTATGCCATGTAGCCGTATGATTGACTGTGGCTTTTGTTGAAATTGTAAGATGATGATGCTACAATTTGTTCAAGTATCTGTTCTGCAATATTTTTATCTGTTCCGTTCGCAACTGCACGGTCAACAAATTCTGCCGTAATCTCTTGCATTAAATCATAGTCTTTTTTACCAACCGCACGTCTTACTGTATCGGCTTCCGCCATTGAATACCCAGCAATAAGTTGACATACACGCATAACTTGTTCTTGGAAAACCATAATACCATATGTTTCACCCAAAGGCTCTTTCAATCGTTCATCCAAGTATTCAAACGGTTTACCATTACGGCGTTCGATATACTCATCTAACATACCTGTGATGATACACGCTGGTCGATACAATGCTACTACGGCAATTAAATCAACAAAGTTCTTTGGTGCAATACTTTTGAGAGTTCTAACCATTCCCGGTGATTTCATCTGGAATACACCAAGCGTATCGCCCTTACATAACAAATCCAACGTAGGTTTATCATCCCAAGGTAATTTTGCCAAATCAAGACTGTTTTTGACACCAGCCATCGTTACGCAATCATTGATTACATCCAAGGTTCTAAGACCAAGAACATCTTCTTTTAGAAAACCCATTGATTCTAAATGTTTAAAATTTGTGGATGCCACAAATGTTTCTTCTTTTGTTTTAGAATCTTTTTGCATTTCTAAAGAACAGTACTTGGTAATATCTTGGTTTGATACAATGACTGCCGATGCGTGTTTCCCAAAGCCAGTCATGATACCTACTAATTGCTTTGCTAGAGTAAACATCTCTTGATGCTTGCCATCGTTTACATGGTCAAGTTTGGCGTATTCCAAGTCATTATCGTGGTAATCTTCATCATCGTCAAAAGATACATCCTTGATTTTCTTTGAGTATGCATCTGCGATGGTATGGTCTATGTTTAAACAACGTGCGGCTTCTTTTAATGCACCAGATGCTTTCATGTATGAAAATGTACGACATTGGTATACATATTTGTATTTTTCTTCGAGATATTGAATAACTTCTCCTCTGCGTACCTTAGAACAATCGTTGTCGATGTCACCTGGGGATATACGGTTTGGGTTTGCAAACCGTTCAAAATACAAGTTGTTCGTAATAGCATCCAAAGATGTAATATCGAGTAAATATGCACACTCGCATCCACCTACTGAATTATGAACAATGGTTTGATTACCAATATATGAATGGTCTACTGCAACTTGAATGTCATATACTGTAGTATCTTTTTCAGATACAGATTCAATAGAATGGACTTGATGAACAAAATAATCATCTAAATCTAAATTAGGTTTTGCCGTCTTTTTAGACAAAGAACAATTAAACCATTCGCCAAACAATTCTACAAATCTGTCATAGTAAGCTGTTTTAACAACCGTTTTGTATTCGTTACACCAGTTTTCTTTTTTATGAACTCTTTTTAGTATATAGCTATCAATACCAAGCGTTGATAGTATAAATTTAACTTGTGAGCATAACTCATAATTTATAGAACTGTAGTTTATTTTGTCTTTAGCCGTAATTATTTTTGGAACAAAACCATCTGTGGCAAATAAACCTTTTAGCAATTCTATTCTTTGCTCTGTAGTTCCATGAACTAAAAAGTCTGGAACATGCTTAGTTAAAGCATTTTCTCCAAGCATCTTTTTTAACACTTTGGCAAATACTGTAGAGTATGTATGTATTTGAACACAAGTATTTCTTTTATTCCAGCTTTGAGAAACATCATGACAAAACAAAGATTGTACCATAGAAATATAGTCTTCTCTATATTTATCTTGTTTATTGTTGAAAGCACATCCAAAATTCCAGTTATTTTTTTTATGAGTCCAACCATTGCCAATAAAATACCCAATAAATCTAGCAAGGCTTCCTGTTACCAATAAATATGGACTGTATTTATTTTTAACGGCTTCAAAATGCTGATTCCCTAAGAAAATTAGTCCGTTTTCTTCTCTATATTCATCAAGATATGTTCTTAAATCAATTTTGTCTAACTGATATTTTGTATCAATAGAGCATTTTGGACAAAAAACATAATCTCCGACTTCTAACTTCCCAACAGGAATCCATTGCGGTTCTGGTTTTATTTTATGGCAACATTTTTTCTTACAATTTACTGAACAGTATTTCCGTAATTTTGCATTACCGTTATATGCAACACACTCTTTCCGTTTAACTGCAAGAAATTTGTGGTCATTTGTATAATTCATTGGGTCATTTGAAGACACTTTAATTGTAGTTAAAGGTTCTTTAATTTTATAAGAGAATACATTTTCTACAATTCTTGGGTTGCCTGTATGAGATACCACAATATCACCAATACGAACATCTTCAATGTTTTTAGTCATGCCATTAAACATTAATACCCTAGTGCCTTTTTCTGAGCAACCACGACCGTGACCAACTGGAATATCACGCTTGCGACACGCATCGAGAATATCTTTGGTAATCAACAAATAATCCATATACCCAACTTGTTCCAGAATATCAATCTCGTGTAACACACGTTCGTCAACACGTTGTTTAAACTCTGGTGTGACCTTGCCGATAATCTTTTGTTTATATCCGTCACGTAACGCCTGTAGAAACACAGGTTTTACATCGCCATCTTTAACATACTTGGGGTATACATCAAGGTCAAAATCAACCTGTGTATTACATTTGTCAAAAATAACATTGGTATTCTTAACCATCGTCTCAACCATGTCAATACCGAATTGTGGATACAGACGGTCATACACTTGTGCTTCCGATTGGATAAAGAAGTCGTTTGAACCATAATATTGGTCTTCATCATCATCTTGTGAGCGACCACGGAAAGCCTTGTGTAAAGCATAATCTTCTTCATGGACATAATGAGAATCACAAGCAGCAATCAATGGCACATCATATTTTGCACCCATTTCTGCAACCATTGCATTAAAACGCTTTTGGTCTTCATGTTGATACGTATGGATTTCAAAATACAAGTCGTCACCGAAGATGTCTTTGAACTGCGGAATTAAAGATTCACGATTATCACCTTTAAGCCATCCACCCATGCAAGCCGATGTACAGATTAAACCCTCGGAGTACTTGCGTATTATATCCAAATCAATTCTTGACTTGTAATAATAATGTCGATGTGCTTCCGTTGTTAACTTAAATAAATTTTCAAGACCAACTTGATTCTTCGCAAGAAATAATATGTGTGAATACGATTTATCTTTAATGGTCACATCATACGTATAGTACAACTCTGAACCCATCAATAGTTTTAAATTCGTGTTATGTTTCTTATTGTATTTCTGTAGATGCACATACGTGTCAATCAATCCAGAGCAACCATTATGGTCTGTGAGTGCAAAGCCACGTTGCCCCAATTCGTGTACACGCTGGATGATACCATCGACAGAACTAATGGCATCTTTCATCCCATAGTTTGAAAACTGTGAGTGCAGATGCGTATGAATAAAGTTATCCGCCATATTTCCTCCTGTTACAAAATTCTTTTGTGAATTCCTAAATCCACTATTGACAGTATACCACAACTTGTGCGATAATACAAGTGCGGAAACTTTTACCGCAAAAGTATTTTTCCACAGAAAAGGAACACAAGAATATGGCAAAAGAAAAACCACTTGACAAGATTACTGATGTAATGACACCTATGGGGACATCTGTATTTGTGAAAATCAATGGAGTTATTGACGACTTCGCTGGTGGTCGCAAGTACACGGTAACGATGCACTTGGATGATGCAGATGCAGAAGCCTTGAAAGAAAAGTTGGTTAAAATCTGGGAGTCTTCCAACACTTGCAAACAACGTGAAGAAAACGGTAAAGAAACAGACCGTCCAACCTTTACATTGACTAAGAAAAAAGACTACGGATACCAATTAAAGGCATCTACGCAAGTTGAGTTCACCGACAAAAATGGTGATACACGTGAGAATGTGGTACGTTTGGTTGACGGTGATAAAAAACCAATGGACGAAAAGACTGCTATCTGGAGTGGCTCTAAGATTGCCCTTTGGATTGGTGTACGTCCATACGAAACGGCTATGATGTACGGTGTATCTCTCAAACTCAAAGGTATTCAAGTCATTGACCTTGTGACTGGTGGTGCTGGCGGTGCTTTCGGTGGCTCTGCATCCGATGATGTTGGCTCTTATGGTTCTTCCATGAGTGACACATTTGACACTTCCGAAGACATCCCATTCTAACAAAAGTAAACACCTTGGTTTACAACTGAATATTGATAACCAAAATCAACCCAAGTCAAATACGGCTTGGGTCTTTTGGCGTTCAATCAATGGTTGTATATTCTGTGTAAAACATACGATAAAAATTCATAAAAATACATAAGAAAATCCCTTGACAAAATTAGACTTTTGTGATACCCTATCAAACCTAAGTTTAAAACATAAGAAAATACTATAGTTTAACTCCTAAGGGGTAAACAAAAGTTTCATACAAGGGTTTTCTCTCTTATGTTTTTCACCTAGGTTTAAAACTTATGTCCATACCTAAGGTATGCTCCTAGGGTTAAAACATAAGTGAATACTTGTTTGGTTATCTTTTGTATTCTTCACTTACGTTCAGAAATACAAAAGATAACACGAAACTGGAGAAAACGGCAAAGCCGTAACCGCCCTTGGCGGTTGTTACAAGTCAGATAATAATTTGTGTTGACTTGTCCATTCACGTATGGTACAATGTATGTGTATCAAGTCGGAAAGAAATTGAAAGGAGGGCATATCATGACGGCACAAAACTTTATCGACAAGGACTTTAAGAAAAAGGCATGGACATTAGCCATGATGTACTTTAAAAAATGTACAACCAATGGTGCGTTCCATAACGGCAAACCGTCTTCCGAGTTCTTTAAAGTCCGTTCGTTCTTCATGCAGATTGACGAAAACTCAATGTTAAAACTGTACAAGTATATGGATACACTGGAAAAGACAGAAATGTCGCTTACCGATGTGTTCATTGCAGCAAACGAACTCAATGCTAAAGAGTTTGCGAAAGCCAATACGAATAAGGTCATTCGTGAACGACAAGCCTTTGACTTGAATAAATGGTTTGACGACAATGCGTAAAGTCAAACAACTTGGATTCTTGGTCGTCAACAAACAACAACCAAAACCAAAACGATACATTAAACGATTAACCGTCAATGGTCTAATCAGACGAAAGAAACTGTTTAGATTTTGGTATACCTTGAATTGCACGAAAGAAGAAGATATTCTGACTTCATTGAAAGAGCCAAAAGCAGTTGTTATCTTTGATGCGTTTACCGTTGGTTCTCTTATTAGATTGACATTGAATGGACGTGTGGAATCATACACATTGAACTCTGACAACTGTTCATTCGGTTGGTACAAGCGATGCATCACAACGTATTTGTTTATTGTTGACCATAATCGGAATCGTACATTCGTATTCGGTCACAAAAAACGCAAGATTACCACAGAACGAGAACTATGGGAATCAAGCGATATAAATTATTGGGGAGGATAACGCAGCATGGATTCATTTATTCGACTACAACTGACAACGGCAACGATTGTCAGACATAATCTAATACATCTGTTGGAGTTTATACGGATAAACCATATCAGTTCCATACAGAAAACGGAAGATGGCTGGCTGGTATTGGAAAACGATAAAAACGCATGGACACGTAGGGCAACTGATTATACGTTCATTGGTATTAATGATGTTCTTCCAGATGGAATTATATCGGTTGAAAACTTTTACCAAAACAGATATGAGTTCTTAGACAAGATATTTACAGTCAACGAAGATATATCCCAAGTAATACACACTTTGTATGATGCTTTAATCAAGCTGGCGAATATCTACCAAGAGCCATACAACCCAAAGGATACATTGTTCTTGTATGACCATACATCCGTTTATAACCTTGACAGTACTGGAGAACAACACTTTGTTACACACATTGAGAATGTACCAAAATACATTCCATTCAAACAAGTGTGTCAAGATAAAGATATTATCTCGGTAAGAACGGCAGTCAGTCAACTGTATGACCTAAAATGTTGTATTGACCCATCCATTGACTATGAATTGCAGCACCAGTTAAAAACTCTACAGGAGGAATACCCAGATGAATACAATTTCAACCTTAAAGTACAAGATTGACCTACAGGAGTTAGTCGAGGAATATACCACACTATCACGAAACGGTGGTAAAATCCCAAGGGGTACTTGTCCAATATGTCACGGAGATAATCCAACAGAGTTTTGCATCCTTGGTGACAGATACTATTGTCATAAATGTGGTTCATCTGGTGATGTAATCGGTTTCTATTCCGAGGTAGAGGGTTTACCATTCTATCAAGCGGTTGAAGCCTTGGCAGAAAAGTATGAGGTGTCAACAGACGACCCTGTGTATCAAAAACAGAAAAGTATCGTTGGTCAGAATACCAAAGTTGCCATGAAGTATCATAAAGTCGTTGATGCCGTTCGTGAATACATGAATGTCAAACGAGGTATCAACGATGATACATTGGAAGATTTTCTGATTGGTTATGACAAGGGTGGTTTCTTGGGTGTACAATCGTCTGGCATCGTCATTCCAATTCAAGATGCCTATGGTCGTATCGTTGGTTTTTCCAAGAGAAGATTGGAAGAAACCAATGAACCAAAATATAAGAATACCAAAGAAGACGATGTGTTCGTTAAGCGACAACTGTTGTTTAATTATCATCGTGCGGTCAAGATGTTACATCCGAATGGTGTGCTTCATGTTGCCGAGGGGTATCTTGATGTCATGTCTGCACACCAACAAGGTATTCCATGTGTTGGGTATCTTGGTGGACGACTCACAAAAGACCAGATTGGTTTGCTCTGGGAATTACAAAAGCGATACAACGGAGATATTACGTTTGCATTGGCGGTTGATAATCCAGAGTGTGATGCGACTGGTCGTAAAGCATTGTTAAAAACAAGGGAAGATATTAATAAATACGCACCAGATTTAAACGTGCGTGTGGTCAAGTATCCGAATACAACAAATGAACAATTATAACAATCTACCGAAAAGAATCGGAATAAGAAAACAAAAGTGGATTGATGCACGACCAATGTATTGCGAGCCACCATATAATTATGCGTGTAAATTATGTTTGCGTTGTTGTGTCAACCGCAAAGGCAAAGTCAGAAATCGTTGTGGTTTTAAGAAAGCTGGGTAAAACAATGGGATATGCACTATTAGATGGCACTTGTGTGTCTTCAATGATTAATAAAGAATATACTGTGAATGGTTATCGGTTTATTACTCAATTTGACAACGGTTGGATTGCCATTCGTTTTTTAGACGATGTTCCAACCAATTGTATCAACCAATTCAGTAACATCGGTGCGTTCAACGATTATATCGAGTATTTGAAACGCAAGCCACATCATGATGATTACGTAGCAAGAACAACGGAGGATAACAATGGACAAGATAACGTCTGATATACTATTTAAGATAAATCAAATGTTCAACTTTGTAGAACCAATTAATAATCCAACAGAATTAATCATTGGTGATACGTTGTATGAAATCCATGTATACGCTGGGTATAAAATTACGGTAGACAATACGGTAACACATACGTCTACCGACTTTAAAGACTTTATGTCGTTTCATGATTTTATAATGGGGGTCGCATAGATGAAAACATTGTATATGGTTAAATATGGTTGTGGACAATGGGAAGATTACCATGAAGATATTGAATGTATGTATGAAACATTTGACGAAGCCAAGCAAAAATGTCTACAGTTGCAATCCGAAATCGACCAACGGTTACAAGATAACCAACATTGGTATGATACGTTGAATAAATTAGACGATGAAGACATTGAAAGTGTTTACAATAAAGTTCTCAAACAAACAACGAATGTTGTTGCGTTTTTTGAATTTGTTGACTCACCCAAGGATTTCCCAGAAATCTTAGAATTGTTTGATAAGGATATGCAAGAGAAATTTCTATTGTATGCAGAAGCAGAAGAATATGTCAACTCAATCAGTATCTTTGATAACGAGTGGGATAATCCACATTACTTTATGTCTGTATATGAATGGTCAGACGATGGTTCAATGAAATGGGTTGATACCTTTGGTTCTGAAAAATTGGAGAATATGTCATGCTTGAAACAGAATTAATCACAAGAGTGATGTTGTTTGACCCAGTAAATCAATGCCAAGGATTTTGCTGGGATACAAAACGTAAGCAATTTATCTTGGCTACAATCTCTAGTGATAATAAAACCCAAGATATTTTCCGTATTAGCTTCGATGGTTCTATCACTATCAACTATCACTTTAACGATAGACCACGCCTTGGTCACATGAACACGTTGACTTATCGGCGTGATACCGATGTGATATATACCACAAATGCAACAATAGATGGCTTCTTGTTGACGGCTTTGGATGCCAAATACCTATCAGTCAAAGAAGAAATAAAAATGCCATACAAGGTCTTTAACGTGGCGTATGACCCATTCACGCACAAGTTTGTATCCATTAGACCATACAAGAAAAATATTCGTTTAATTCAAGAATATAAATGCGTGGCAAACGACAATAAACCACAGTTCGTTCGTGAATATGAACTTGATTGTGAAAACGAAGATATTAATAATAATGGTGCTTTTGTGTTTTTAGATAATATTATTTTTACAACCTTGACACATCTCGTAATCTATGATACATTTAATAATGTAAAGACGATGGTTGAGTTACCAAAGAATTTCGAGGTAGAAGACATTGATATTGTCGATGGTCAATTATACTGTAGTGTATACAGACCAAAAGGTATCGTTGAAATCCATCGTATTTTGGGATTAGATTCCCAATTGACAAAAAACATTCGTCCTATTGGGTTTTAAATCCCAGTTTTTTAACGAAGTGAGGTAAAATTATGAAAGTGGTATCTTACGAAGATTTATTTGGTTCAAACGATATTATCGCTTATTGCGAAGACCTAGCCATTGAAAAAGACGGCAAAAAGTACTTTTCTGTAGAGGTACTAAAGACAACATGTTTTGAGTATTTAGACAGATGGGTACAGGAGGTAGAGTTTGAATGAACGTATTAATCGCTTGTGAGGAATCACAAACCGTCTGTAAGGCATTTAGACAACTTGGGTTTAATGCCTATAGTTGTGATATTGTGGAATGTTCTGGAGAGCATCCAGAGTGGCACTTTAATGTAGACATCTTTGACGTAATCAAACGTAAAGGTGGTGTCACCCAAAGTGGTAATCTTATGTTTGTTGACAAATGGGATTTAATGATTGCACATCCGCCGTGTACGTTTTTATCATCCAGTGGTGCAAAGTGGTATTATCACCCAGATGACAAGGATTTACCGATTGAACAACGTAGACCGCATCCACGGTTTCCACATCGGAAACAAGACCAAGATGCAGCCGTTGATTTCTTTATGGCGTTATACAATACTAATATTCCGTATATTGCCATCGAAAATCCTGTTGGTGTCATGTCTAGTAGATTCCGTAAACCAGACCAAATTGTACAACCGTATATGTTCGGTAACGCAGCACGTAAGACCACTTGTTTATGGCTTAAGGGTTTACCAACTCTAAAGGCAACGAAGCTAGTGGACGAGGGCGAATCCATTGTATTCCGTAGTGGTAAAAAAATGCCAAAGTGGTACTGCGATGCATTAACAAATGCGAAAACCGATGTAGAACGCAGAAAATTACGCAGCAAAACATTTGATGGTATCGCACAAGCCATGGCATCTCAATGGGGAACATTTGTTAAACACGAAATGGAGAAACACAATGATTGATTTCTTGGAAAAACATTATATCTTTTTCACACGATTTGTTTGGATTGCAACATATATTGTTTTATTAGGCGTGCTTGATTTTTACAACGTGTATAAAATCAACGATGTACCGACATTCATCTGTTTTATCTTCGGTATCTATTGGCTTGCCAAGATATTGACCGTAATGATTGTCATTGGTGTTGCAGCCTTGTTACAAATCAATGTTGACATCGAATTAAAATCATCGTTTACAATCAACGATAAATACATTTTTTAACCAACAGTATTCATCCACAGGAGAAAAATTATGAAATACAAAAACGGCAATGCGGTTATCACCTTGGATGTACGAGATGGCACACGCATTATTGAATACCCAGATAATGAACCATTGACACTACAGACACCACTCAATATTGATATTCGTGTATCTACACAATGTCCATATGGTTATAACGTTGAAACGCAGAAATCTACTTGTGCATTTTGTCACGAATCTGCATTGGTTGATGGAGTAGAATGTCACTATGGTATCTTACAACAAGTATTAATTGATGCAAACCTACCAAGGGGAACTGAGATTGCCTTGGGTGTCAATGAAGTAACGGACAATCTAATTCAGTTTGTCAGAAATCTATACAGACTTGGGTTGGTTGTCAATATCACAATGAACGAGCGTTATATTCTACAATTTGGCGATACAGGGTTAAAACAAATGTTGCCCTATGTGTTTGGTCTTGGTATCTCTTATCGTTCGTTACAGGGTTGTTTATCGCTACCAGATTGGATTGCAGAATATCCACATACGGTTATTCATGTAATCAATGGTATTGACGACTTTGACGATGTAAAAGAATTAGGGATTAAATACCGCAAGTTATTAATCTTGGGTGAAAAAGACTTTGGGTTCAACCGTGGTAAGGTCAACTTAGATACACAAGAACACAAGCAATGGAAATCCAACATTATGCAATTGACAAAAATCTTTGACATTGTATCTTTTGATAACTTGGGGTTGCAACAATTAGAAATCCGTGGTAAAATTACAGATGAAGAATACAAATCGTTTTACCAAGGCGAACATTCCATGTACATCAATGCGGTGGAACAATATTTTGCTCCATCCAGCAGAACACGGAATAACATCCAACGCTTTGGTGAAACTGATTTACGTTCGTATTTTCAATGTTGCGAATTACAGGAGGTGTCGCATGATTCTTAAGCGAGTAGGCGTATTTGAAACCAATAGTTCTTCTTGTCATTCTATGGCATATGTCGCAAGACTACAATTGGCTAGACCGTCACAAACACAAACAATTACACAACAGTTCGGTACTCTTGGTTTTACTCCAATGTTTAATGACCAGTCTTGGGAAGTCCATTTTACCGATTATGTATGGAAAAAACAAGTGTTGTCAACGCCACAAGATAAACTATGGTTTCTGTTGATGGAAATCTATAGTGAATCTCTTGTTGACGAAGTGTTTGGTGACCCATTTTATCTACATATAAAACAATGGTTGCAAGACATTGGTATCCACCTAGAAGAAATTGAGTACGATATAGACGATATTGTTGAATCAGTTCCGACAAACGGTGTTGTTAAACAAGAAATGTTTGAAACTAAAGAAGATTTATACAAATATTTATTTGATAGTAACATTGTGATTGATATTCGTCAATATGAGGTAATGGCTGAGTACTAGGGAGGTATACTAATGAATTCCCAAGACCAACATTCCTTGGAATGTCTATTAGAATCTAAGGGTGGTATTCGTTGTGATGCTAATATGATGCCGCATTGTTTAGACCGAGTTAGACATATTGTGTTATACTTTGATAGTCTTTATGCTAAGGTTCAAGAGATATATCTATGTTCTAATGGTCGATATTATATGCTAGAGTGTTACGAAGAATATAATAATAAGAAAAGATATTTTATTCGTTTTATTGAAGTAGAACATAAGATGAAAGTTGTTGATTACTGGGTTGACAAACAGGAGGTAACGAAGTGATGAAACTAATACGCAATGGGGTTTTTGAAACAAACTCCAGTTCTGCACATTCGTTGGCATACAAAAACACCGTCTTGCGAGATTACAATTACAAACCAAAAGACGACTTGTGTTTTTCCGTTAAAGAATTGCACTTGACTAAGAAACCAAAGGAATACGAAATGTATTCGTATATGCCTTTGTATTTTGACGAATACGGTTGGGGATTTGATGTGTTATCTTCTCCAGCAGAAAAACTTAGTTACCTTATGTCGTCCGTTTATCAATATAAGACTTGGGGTGTCATTAAAGAAGACCCATTTTTTAAACAAGTAATCCAATGGCTAAACGAATTAGACATCGTTGTCAATCTACCAGAACAATACGGTGACTCCAGTGAAGTTGATGCATATGTTGACCATCAATCTTGGAATGTTGTTACCAAAGATATGTTTCAGACCAAAGAAGATTTGTTGACATATCTATTTAACAATGATATTACAATCCATATTGAAAACGATAACTCCGAAATCATGCAAAATTGGGTTGACGACCCAAAAGAAACAATGGATTATTGTGCAGCAATGTATTGGTGTGTTTCTCAAGATAAATGCGTAAGACGTAAATCTTGGAAAGATGGCGTGTATTTAATTTACGATGTCATCAAAGACGATAACAATTGTTATGACTTAGGTTATCTATTGGTTAAAAACAAAGTCAAAACAGTTTATACGCCAACAGTAGATGATGCACAAGCATCCGATTGGACAGTTGCTTTGGGGGTAAACAAGTATGAAATTAGTTAGAAACGGTGTGTTTGAAACCAACAGTTCATCCGCACATTCTCTTGCGTATGGCACAGACTATATCTTGCGTGGTTCTCGTTGGTATCAATCAATCGAAGAACACGACTTTAATAATCCAATGTGTCGTCTTGACGAGGTACCAGACCACTATAGGAATTACACATTCTATGAATGGCTTGGTGAATACGGTTGGGGATACGATGTATTAACGACACCGCAAGAAAAGTTTTCATATCTGTTGACACAAATGGCGGATACATCGGAAGAACTACATGAGTCAACCGATTATGAAACCATAAAAGAAATGGTCGAAGACATTGGTTGTGAAATTATTCGATGTAATGACCAAGATGGTTACGTTGACCATCAAAGCTATGGCATTGTTAAACCATCGTTATTCAAATCTAAAAAAGACTTGATTACATACTTGTTTAATGATAACATTAGGGTATACATCGAAAACGACAATAGCGAATACCAAGAATGGTACACAGGTGAAAAACACGAATGGTAACATTTATTGATTTATTCGCTGGCATTGGTGGTTTTCACTCTGGCTTGACCAAAGCTGGTATGGAATGTGTCGGTTGGTGCGAACAAGATAAATACGCACAAGAATCATACCGTGTGTTATACCCAACGGATAATCTTTGGTTTTCACCAGATATTCGTGCATTAAGCGGTACAGAGATGCCGTATGCAGACCTGTGGTGCTTTGGTTTCCCATGTCAAGACGTTTCCATTGCTGGACTGAAAGATGGCATGGGAAATACACGAAGCGGTTTATTTTACGAAGTCACGAGGTTACTACATGAAACAAAACATAAACCCAAATGGTTGCTTATTGAGAATGTTAAAAACCTCTTGTCAATTAGTAATGGATGGGGATTTTATGGAGTGTTGTCTGAAATGGACAAAGCAGGGTACAGTATCGCATGGCGTGTGTACAACACAAAAGACTTTGGACTTCCACAGAACCGTGAAAGGTTGTTCATTATCGGACATTTTGGAAACGACTGTCCATCCGAAGTATTATACCGACCAGACCAAAGCGAACAATCTATTGTTCAAGTCGGAAACATAATTCATACGACTTCTTTTGATGGTAATCCACAGAGGGGTCGCATATATTCACCACATGGGTTATCACCTACTTTGACTTGCGTTAAGGGCGGTGGTATTGAACCAAAGATTTTACTACATAGAAATCCCAATGTAATACGTAAGCTGACCCCAAGGGAATTTTGGCGACTACAGGGGTTTACAGACCAACAATTTGATACCTGTGCAAAGATACAATCGAACGCACAACTGTACAAACAAGCTGGTAATTCCGTGTCTATACCGATTGTGTATGAACTTGGGAAAAACATTATTGAACACCATAGGAGGTTACATGGGTAATTTTATCGAGAATTGCAAAAAAGCTATATTAATGGCAAGTGAACACAATATTGATAGAGATGATTTATATCGCTCTTTAAACATTGTTTGGTTTTGCAAAACATTACAAAATCACAAAGCCTTAGTAATGTCTACAAATGATGCACTAAATCATACATATTGGGAAGTTACATACAATGGTGCTAAAAACCAGTATTATGTAGACAAATATTGCAAGAAATCTAATACTGTTATTACACTTCCAGAGGTGTAACATTGAAACAATGTAAAGATTACAATGATTTACTGGTACAGGACTATTCCATTGGCTCTCTTGAAACAGAGCCTTTGGATATTGCTTGTTTAAATGTCCTATTAGAGGAATATCCGAAACAAGAAGACCAATATAAAAAGGCATCTCGGTTTTGTAAATCCGTACATGACTCAATGGTACTTGCCGACATTGCAACACTCTTGGCAAAACGATGGAGTCGTTCTATTGATGATGTCAAGAAATATCTGGATGTGTCTGCCACCAACGAAGAAGAACTTTGGGGTAAAACACATGGTTTTTCTGATTCGTTTGACGACTTAAAATCATTCATTGGTCAAGACGGTGTTCCTCTTGGGTTTCCATCTTTGGATTTTGCCTTAAATGGTGTCAAGCGTAGAGAAATCGTTTTGCTTGGTGCATACACAAACCAAGGTAAATCATTTGTTGCAGCCAAAGTTGCTGCACATCGGTTGATGGATTCCAAAGATAATCTACTGATTTTCTCAATGGAGATGCCAAGGGGTCAATTCTTGGCGAACATCGTTGAAGAAATCTTGGGTGTCGATGAGGATACTTTGGTTGAGATGTTAAAGACTGAACAGGGCATCGAAGTATATTCCAAAGTATCTGCCGTTTTAGACAAACGTGTACGCTTTGTTGACGAACCGAATAAGACCATTGACGACTTAGAGAAAATCACCGAAGCGTGTTATGCCAATGATTTTCCTGTGGATTTTGTCATATTTGACCACTTCCATTTGATTCCACAGATTGATGATATTCCTGTGTTGTCAAAAAATGCCAATCAAATGAAAGAATACGTTAAGAAATTCAATCTAATTTTGTTCATGCTTTGTCAGTTCAACGAGGAATCACAATCCAACTATAGTACGGACAAAAAGAAAAAACCGTATGAAGCCATGTTACGCCATATTAAGGGTGCTAATGCCCTCAAAGCAATTGCAGACATTGTGTTGTTACTATGGCGACCATACAAGACGGATACACAATTAGATTTTGACGAACGTGATAAAATCAAGAATGTATCGTGTATTAAGATTGGTAAATCTCGTAGAAAACTAAGGGGGCCAGCGGATATATTCCAATATAAGGTCAACGATAAAACCACGAGAATGGAAGAAATCAATTATTTTGGATAAATTATTGTATTTTATTGTTGACAATATTGTGTATATATGTTAATATAATACTGTAGTTAAGTGCTACGCCTCCTTTCTTAACATAGCCGATGTAAGTGGTTGCCCCTACTTGCATTGGCACATATGGACTGTTGCTGGGTTATGGTACAAATTCGCATAAATTGTCATGTCCGAAGAAAACCAACAGGTTCGATTCCTGTACAGTTCTACTTTTCTCTACTGCAAGAGAATGTTTATCAAAAGGTGTGCTTGTTGTACACATCCCAAAAAGACAACACGTGTTGATTGATTACACGACAACAAATCATTCGTTTTCAATGACGGTACATTGCTTGGGTAAGACCAAGAGAATCATCTGTGATGCCATTTATCAATAAAAATGGACATGGTTACTGTTAAGCCTTAAAACAGGGTTGTGTCATTCCATAATCACACAGGCAGACAAGTCTATAACAATCATATGTAGAAATGTAAGTTTTATTACTATACTACGAATTTTTTACTGCCGTCAGACAAGACGTTAAAATCCGCAGTCGTTGAAGTGCGATAAGCAACGAAGTCTATAGACATCTACCGCCGATGAGTATAGACGTATACGAACAAGAAGTCGCCTAGATTGCAATCTTTGGGTGAATGAATGATGTAACGATGAAATGTTGCATGGCGGTAGACATCGAGAGATGGTGTAACGATAGCACAGTCACTATGAGAGTGACAAGCACAGGTTTAACTCCTGTTCGCTCGACCATTTGGGGAATTAGCTTAGTGGTAAAGACTATTAGACGTTGGTTCGATTCCAACATTCTCCACAAGGTAAATCCACTATGGGTCGCAACCATGATGGTCGGTATAAACTGGTTGCCGTTAATGGGAGAACGGAGGTACCCTGTTTTCTCACCAGTCACCATGGATGGTTGTCAGAGTGGCTTATTGAGTTTCTTTGCTAAAGAAATGTTGTTGCAAAACAACCACAGGTTCAAATCCTGTACCATCCTCCATTTATTCTTGGGTAGTTCAATGGTAGAGCATCTGGCTGTTAACCAGAGAGTTATAGGTTCGAGTCCTATCCCAAGAGCCATGCCACTTTAGTTTAATGGCTAAAACGAGTGTCTTGTAAACATTTGATATTGGTTCGATTCCAATAAGTGGCTCCATGTATGGAAAGTTGGCAGAGTTTGGTTTATTGCATCGGTCTTGAAAACCGAAGAACAGTAATGTTCCGTGAGTTCAAATCTCACACTTTCCTCCAGAGCCACGATACGTAATGGTACGCCATCGTATCACCGAATGGGTTACTTAAGGGTTTCTCATTCGGCTGGCATACATCGTGTCGCTTGGGTAACAATCCAAGATACACGCATAATTTTTCCTCCTGTTGGGTTGGGGTAAAATCTCAACCCATTGGATGCACACATAGTTTAACGGTAAAACAAATTGATGATGGTTCAAATCCGTCTGTGTGCAGTCGACTGAAATCCAGTGGTTATCAGACACTGGTCGGTGAGTTGCGGCATCGTAATGTGTGGAACGTAAGCCATTCCGCAACAAAAATATTATCCTAAGTGTTTACCATGAACACAAACTGAAAAAGACACCTAAGTATTTTACCTCCTTTCGTACTTAGGTGTCTTTTTTTTTGTTTCTACTAAGGTTGACAATCTTTGTATATTCTGATATAATTAATATATGGGGTTACAAACAATGAAAGAAAATTCGTTTTTATGTCCAGATGGTCAAACCATATTGGTCAAAGATTGCATGAACCAATGTCGTATGGGTCAACGATGTTTGGCAAAACCGTTGTTGGTTAATGCGAGTCGTGTTCGTGACTTAAACCGAACAAACTTTAGTGTCACCGAGGTGTTATCACCAACACTTTATATGTATCTAAAGGCAACCCATAGTGAAACCATTAATCCGTTCTCATCCATTGCTGCAACGGTTGGTACATCGGTTCATGGCATATTGGAAAACTGTTTGCCACATAATTACGCTGGTGAGTTCCGATTAAACCATCAGGGTCTAACAGGACAGATGGACTGTATCGACCTAGAGCATCATACCTTGTACGATTACAAAGTCGTTGGTGCATACAAATGTGCGACAATGATGGGTGGTAGACCATTGTGGAAACCGTATACAATCAAACGTGGTAAACGCAAGGGTGAAACAGAATTAAGACAACAATGGTTCTACGATGGGTTACATCACTATGGTGATTACTGTAAGCAACAAAATCTATATCGGATACTGTTGAATAAGCACGGTATACCAATCAATGATATGTTCCTACAGGTAATCATTAAAGAGCCAATCAATACAATCAAGACATTTAATTTGGACAAACAATGTTATTTAATACAGTTGCCAAAGATGAATGACCAACGATTGCTTGATTATGCGTTATACAAAAAAGATGCGTTGGTTAATGCCATTGCTACCAATACGATGCCACGACAATGTTCCGCCAAAGACCGTTGGGTGTCTAAAACGTATCCAATGGGTCGTAGATGTAAGGATTATTGCTCGGTGTCATATTGTTGTCCGTATTATAACTCATAGGGGAAGAACATGGTTAATATCAAAACACAGGAATTTAGAACCATTGACAAGTATCGCATTACTGCGATTAAACGACAAAGCCGAACGGCTTTTGTCAACGAAGTTAAAGTCGGTGATGAGTTCTATCTATGTACAAAACTACATGGGGAAAAAACACAAGCTGGTTATCTTGCACCACGAGTACGGTTGTATTTCCCAGAGAAAAACCGTTACACAAAATATACAACGCAAGAACGGATGCAACAAATCTTTGGATTTAATTTTGATGTTGAAGTCGTGAGAGATGCAACAGACATCAACTTGGGTGGTGACGTACAATGATTCTTGTTGGTCGTGCTGGTAGTGGCAAAGATACGGTGGCAGATTTGTTATGCGACAACCTACCAAGATATGCCTTTGCTGATGCCTTAAAAGAAACAATCCATGTAATACAAGAACAAGGTGTCAACGCTGGTATGGAGTATTTGTCCTCACTAAGTGGACATACCGTTGAAGAATTAAGCGGTATTTTACCAGTCGTACAAACGATTGAAAAAACGGTTCTTGACGGCAAACAACGTGGTCATTTACAATCGTTGGGGAACGGACTGCGAGCGTTGTTCCAAGACTTTTGGATTGTCGTTCTACGCAACAGACTAATCGAAGATAATCCAAGGGGTTATATCGTGACTGATTGCCGATACGAAAATGAACTTAAGATGTTGCAAGAGTTGGACGTTGGAGAACCATATTACAGAAAATCCATATTCATTTCTGCGAATAAACGAGAGCGTATCAAACGTATGAAACAACGTGATGGTTCTTGTGACACATCGAAGTTAAATGATGTGTCTGAAACATCTGTTGATGCAATGAAACATATGTGTGATTATACAATCAACAATTCCAAAGATTTATCACACTTACAAACATTGGTTGACAATATCAATCGTGACATCCAGAGGGAGAAACAAGAATATGGTCAAGGAACTACACATGATTGCAATAATTGATTACAGAACCAACGAGTTAAAAGCAGAGGTTCGTAGACGAATGATGCAGTCTGAATTATCTGAACAAGAAGCCGTTCATCTTGTGGACAAGGCTTGCGATGATATGACAGATGCTATTAGTCGTTTATATTCACAAGCGGAGTTATAATGAAGTTAATTTATTCTGGGGTTGTCATGGGTGACCCAGTACCACAGGGTCGTCCACGCCTAAGTGGACGAGGTCGTTTTGTTCGAGCCTATGACCCTCCAAAGTCAAAAGCCTATAAAAAACTAATCAAAGATACAATCGAACACCCAAAGGATTTAACAGATGTACCATTATTGTTTGAACTTGATGTGTACCGTAAAATCCCATCTAGTGTTCGCAAAAAAGACCATCAAGATATGGTCGATGGATTAATTCTACCAACGAAGAAACCAGATATTGACAACGTACTAAAGGGCGTTATGGATGCATTATCTGGTGTAATATGGGTTGATGATAACCAAGTGTGTGATGTAATTACACGCAAACGCTATAGTGAAAACCCAAGAATTGAATTTAAGGTGTATGACATTACACCATAACGGAGATACATGAAATGTTAGAACAAAAATTGATAAATACTGATGGTCTTGATAAAATGTGGGGTTTACATCTTGTGTGGTTCGATGGTCTTTCATATCAGTTAACACCAATTGATTCCACAGATGCCGAAGATATTCGTGATAGTTGTCCTCATTGGATTGTATACTTGACTGGTGATATACAAGAAGATTGTGAAGAAATCGAACGACAAACATTTCTACAGGGCGAAGCCTATGATAAGTGTTTGTGCGATATTGGTCTAGTAGATGAAAATGATACCATTGACGGTACAGACTTTAAAATCTATCTACAAGTAACAGATGATTTAAAGCCACATGAACATTGGGTACTTAAAGAACACGAACACGTTGGAAACGATTACATCTGCGTGTATGCCGTAGATGAACCAAACAAATCTAAAGTTGATAAGATTATCGCTGGTGCTTTAGTTAATGGCTACGACTTAGAAACCGCAGTAATCTGGGTCATGAAACTTGGGTATATGGCACAAGACCGTCTACACAAGCAATTCGCAGACATCGCATCTACAGTTGAATCATGGACGGTTTAACGCTACTGTTGGGATTGTTGGTCGTCCAAAAGATTTGTTTTATTCTGTTTATTCTATGTCTTTTTCTCATAGGATATATGTTATACACAGGAGGTAAGCATGATTAAAAAATTATTGATTACAGCTTGCGTATTCTTTGGTATGTGTATGGGGCAAACATATGCATATCAAATGCAAGCCGAGGTATCTGCATATACAGACCGTGGTACAATGGCAAACGGTGAATGGACTCACGAGGGAGCAATCGCAAGTGATGATTTACCGTTTGGCACACGAGTAATTATCAATGGTCGAACGTATGTTGTTAAAGACCGTTTCGGTGGTGGTTATTCTAATGCGATTGATATATGGATGCCATCATACGAAGATGCTATTGAATTTGGACGACAGTATATTACTGTGGAAGTTCTAGTGTAAAACACGGAGGAAATTATGTCAAAAGACACATTAAATGCAAAACGAAAGATACGTGGTTTTAAACCACTAGCAAAACGAGTACGTGGTTTTGAATACGTATCACGCTTAGGAGCAATCGTTAGAAGACCAACACGAGGGTCAGTCCATAGTGCTGGCTATGATTTTTATGCTTATGACGATTATACAATCGAACCAAAGCAATCGGTATTAATACGCACAGGCGTTAAAGCGTATATGCCAAATGATGAATACTTGGATTTACGAGTACGTTCATCCTTGGGTATTAAACGCCAATTAATGCTTGCGACTGGTGCATCTGTGATTGATTCCGATTATTATAACAATGAAGAAAACGAGGGTGAAATCATGGTGGTCTTATATAACTATGGTGATGAAACCCAAACAATCGCAGCTGGCGAACGCATCGTCCAAGGTATCTTCACAAAATATTTCTTGATTGATAACGATGATACAACCGACCAACGTACTGGTGGCACTGGTTCAACAAATAAATAATGGGAGATAAAAACAATCCATGAAACGATTTATGTATTTAGTGGATATGTTTAAGAATGGGGAATTATATCGTATCTCTATTTATGGGGAGTGTAGAGATACGATTCAACAATACTTATACGATATATCACCAGAGGTAATCTTTGTGAGAGAAGACGAAGAAACCGAGCGACAACAAAAGAAACGAACCAATGGTAATTTCCGTAAGATTTATCACAATGGCAAGTACATCGGTACAATCGTTCAATGTGATTTTAGAACAGACCGATGTCAGTCCATTGGAGAACGGTCGAAGAAAATCATTGGTACTGACAGTCGTTATAAGGTGGTAGAATGAATAGATTTACACAATTCATGTGTTCAAACATGAGTAATTTAACAAAAATACAACAGTTTGAGAAACAATATTCTTTTGACGAGTTCGCACAGAATAAACAAAAACAACGGATTTTAAATCGTTTGAACCGTTTGCGGTCAATTGATTATGCAGACTCACCAGAAGACATTGTATTGCAACAAGAAGAATTTGAGAGAATGTCTTATGCGTTGATTCGGTTGCGTTCTGAATTAGGTGTCAAGAATACCCAATTATTGATTCTACGTGCTGGTTATCGTAAAAAGCTAAAGGATATTGCCAAAGAACTTGGATTGTCTTATACCTATGTGTGTGCAAAGTATAAAACAGTCAAGAAACAAGCGAGAGAAATCGTGTTGCAACTCATGAGGGAAAACACGGTTGACGTTGATATGTTTCAACCTGTGAAGAATTTATACTTTGCATCAACACCAAAAGATAAGCTGAATTATCCATTTGATTCTGCACGAAATACATTCAAGAAATATCATATCTACAAGGGTGAATACCGTGAATCATTTCATTGTAAAGCTATTGAATATCTTGACGAGTGCTTTGGTGACAAGAAAACCATTTGTAATTACTGTGGCAAACAATGCACACGATTAAACGATATGGAGGAACGCATTTGAATATCGCAGAACATTCTTTGAATACAAACAAATTAGATATGCGTGTGGATGCAGACCGTGCATATATTGCCGATGTATCCGATATACACGTTGGAAACATTTATCACAATCGACAAAAGTTCGAAGACTTTTTAACCAAAGTGCAATCCATTGACAATCTATATTTGATTATCGGTGGTGATTCTACGGATAATGCCACGACCAATTCCGCATCATCTGTGTTTGAACAATCGGAACACGGTGGCGACCAAGTGTTGACCGCTTACCATTTATTACAACCGATTAAAGACCGCATCTTGTTTTGCCGTTCTGGCAACCACGGATATGAACGTGCGTTGAAACACAATAAATTGATACCAGAGCAGATGCTGGCAGAATTATTGGGTGTTCCGTTTTACCACGGTATGGCAAGCGTATTCTTTAATGTCAATAAGAATCTGTATGTTATTGGAACATTACACAACGCAAAGAAACCAACGGCGATGGAATGGTTGCATACGGACATTACATTCTATGAACACTTGCATAAAACCAATTGGGAGAAAACTCATGTGGCAACGCCAAACCGTATTGCTAAGGCTTGGTCAATGACTGAACATTATGACATACAATCTGGTTCATTCCTTGGTTGGGGCGGTTATTCCGCAGACAAGGGGTATCGTCCATTGGATTGTGGTACATCCATCGTAGAGTTATCTGGGGAAAGAAATAAAAAGTCAATTCGTGTTCATTCCGACATTGACCATGTGTTGGAATTAGAACAGTTGCGAAAGTGTGTACATAATGCCACTTAAGGGTACACGCAAGAAAACAACAAAGAAACCAACCAAGAATCAAACCAAGGTTGTAAAACCAAAAGCACCAACGAAACGTAAACGCAAGCCACCAAAACCCAAAACACCACTAGATGCAATTCATAAGAAATGTCGTGAATGTTGTTGTGGCACACTTGCGGAAGTACAGGCTTGTGAAATTGACGATTGTGCATTGTGGCATTATAGATTGACGGAAGATTAATTTCTTCCGTCTTTTTTTTTATTTTGTTATTGACACAAATGTAATCATGTGATATTCTTATATCAGAACAACAGATGATTAAACATCGGAGGTCTTTATGAAAAGATGCTACAAGATACCACATGGGTTTCATTATATGGATGTCTTACAACCGTATTTTGAACAAGGGTGGTCTTTAACAAAAGTTATGCGTATCGGTCAAGATACATCGGTTATTATTGTTCACTCATAGGAGGGAAATTATGTTACAATCAAAATATTTAACGGAAGATGGTCTGGAGTTCTTTTTAAAGAATTTACATAGTAAAGGATATAGGTATCTATTCTATGACCCAACGATAAACATATATACGGCATCGGAACAAAAACCATATTTTAAAGATAATAAGTATATGTCTTGTTATGGAAGCAAGAAATCTGCTATTGTGAGTCAATTGGAAACGGCTATTGTCGCAGAGTTATTGGAACAATATTTATATATTGAGATTGAAAAACACGTTGATTGCGTTGACTGGGAGAATGTCCCTGTGGATACGAAAATAATCGTGTCACATTCACCAGATAGTCCAGACTATTGTCGCTATTTTGCAGAATACAAAGATGGAAAAATATACGCTTGGGATTATGGTGCGACATCATGGAGTAGTGATGTTAAATCAAAAAATTGGTGGGAACACGCCAAGCTGGTGAAATAACATGGCATACAAAGGATTTGGCGGTGGTCGAACACTACCAGATAAGCGTGAGTACTTCATAGAATATGGTGATGGGTTTGACCACGTATTAGACCGATGTCAAACAACGGTTGGTTGTCGCAAGTGTCATACAAAACCAGTCGCAGTAGTCGAACATAAACGGTCAAAAGATTCACAATGGATTTATCTTGCGTGTCCAAAGCATCCCAAGAATAGAACCTATGTGAATCTGGACTATGATGTCTTGTTTAAATCTTGGGAATTACTACAGAGGAGAAAATTATGAAACGAAAAGCACAAACAAAACGATACATCGAGGACGACATTCTACGGATGATACGATTGGGTTCAGTTGTATTATTACTTGGGTCTTTTATTCGATTGTTTTGGTTCAATGATTCCGATTGGTTCGCAGCAATTGTTATGTCAATCATGTCAATCACATTGCTACCAACTAAGTTAGACCACACACTGGAGGACGAAGATGAGATTTAGTACTGCATTTGAACATATGTTAAACGGTAAAGCCATTCGCAGATACCATTGGAAACCAGAGTCTTGTTTACGACTCAAACGAGGGAAAATATATGTGTGTACATCAACGGAACACAAGTTACTACAAGCACTTAATGCTTCTGCTATTATGGCTTCCGATTGGCAAGTCCTTGGCGAAGAAACTTGTTATAAAAAAGATGAAAGCATTATGCAATTCTTTGAAAATTTAAATCATACATTGTAAACGAAAGTGAGAAAACAAATGAACAACACAACAAAAACGGCAATTTTATCCGCAGTATTCGCAATGGCAACAATGGGTGCGTTCGCAAATCCAGTTGCGTTTGGCAACCTAGAAGCATCTGCCGTAAACCCTACTGTGAGTGGCTACAATAGCGTTGCCGTTGGTGCAAACACAAGTATCAATGGTACAAATACCATCGTTGTTGGTCGTGATAATACTGTAAATGGTGACGACAATATCATCCTTGGTGGTGGCAACGGTACAATCACGGCAAACCAAACGACTGTACTTGGGTATAACAATTACGCTGGTAATCATCAAGAGCAAACGATTGTTGGTGCGAATAGTACATTGGATGCACAAGGAGCAATCTCCGTTGGTACACATAATGTTGTCCGTGGTATGGATGCCGTTGTAATCGGTAATAACGCATCTGCCCCAGTACAAAATTCTGTGGCAATTGGCACAAATTCTCAAACGTATGAACCTGTTGGGTTTGGTCAAATGGACATCAACGGAACTACACACGTATTCGCTGGCGAAAACCCAAACTCCACAGTTAGCTTCGGTTCTAAAAAGTCTGACACTTACAGCCACTTAGATAATTACAATAGACAATTGCAGAATGTATCCGCTGGTCGTCTAACAGCCGATTCTTTGGATGCAGTCAATGGTTCTCAATTGTATGCAGCTATTGATGAAATTAATACGAATGGCACACGTATTACTCGGCTGAATACCAAGGTAAATACAATGGATGGTCGTGTGACTGCAAACGAACACGCAATTCCTGACCATGAACAACGGATTATAACATTGGAACATTCTGGTCAACAACTATTGGGTGACGTTGATAATAAAATCAATCAATTGGAACGTGATACAAATCAGGCTATTGCATCCGTATCTGCTTTGGGTGCATTGCATTGGAATGGTTTCGATGCACATAATAAATTTTCTATAAGTACTGGCTTTGGTCATTACAAAAATGCAAACGCTGGTGCATTGGGTGCGTTCTATGCACCGAATGAAAATGTGATGTTCTACGTTGGTCAATCTTTTGGTTCTGCAAAAGTAACAAACGCATCCGTCAATTTCAAAATCGGTAAAACAACGAATGTTAAACGTGATGAAGTGAAAGATTTAAAAGAACGTGTCGAAATGTTGGAAAATCTATTAAGTAAATAAAATATACATGGGCGGTGTTAAACCGCCCTTTATTGGAGGAATATAATGAAGATTGAATTATATGGTAAAACCTATGAACTGAAGAAAACCGCAAAACCAGATGAGGTTATCGACTTATTGATTGATGCTATTGGTCAACACGAGAATGTAACACCTACTGATGTCTTATCAAGTGTAAAAGACCAATATCTACATGGACTTGTACCGTTGTATACAAACTTAAGAACTGCACTAAATAACGCTGGTGTCATGCAAAAAGAATTAAGCGATATTCTGTATATGACACCACAAGATGTCAACCGTAGATTCTCTGGTGTTACAAAATGGAAACCACTGGAAAAACGTGCGATTATGCAATTTTTGGAAGACCGTGGTTTTGATTATCCAGAAGAAATCTTGTTTACAGAATAATGTATGTGTGATATAATGTATGTATTGGAGGTTTTATTATGTCAGAATTTCAACAAGGTATGATTTTAAGGAATACCTGTAATAACACACATGGTATTTATATCCAAGATATTCCAGATATTGGATACGGACAGAATTGTATCGTTTACAATCTTAAGCTGGAAAGATATATCGTTACAGATGATACACTATACAAGAAAATCGAAGATGATTGTCCGATTGTCAATACTTTACATACACAAGCACTCATGATTGAGTCTTATAAAGCATACATCCGTAACGCCTCACAGGGTTCTTTGTTTATTGCGGAAGAAGTCTTAAAGCACTTTAAGCAACTACAGGGGTCTGATTTGTTGTTGACTGACAATAGCGTGTTTTCTGTGAAAAATATCAGTATTCTAAGCAGTACATTGACAACAGATTGGACAAGTCGTATTCAATTTGATGGTGTTAGACGTTCCCCAGATGGTCACAAAAGAGTTCAAATCACTACTTTAAGAGATTTAAGACCCAATAATGTTCTTTTGGATGTCTTGTGTAAATCTGTATAGGAGAGCGACAAATGAAGAAGTACGGTGGCTATATAATAGACAATGACGGGATAATGCATAAGGTCATGGCACGAGATTCATACGATGATGCTTGTCGTCAATTACAGAAATTGTGTATGGAACTTGGGTGTTACAAAACAGGATATGCCGTTGGTGAACACGAAGACCCAGATGGCAAGATTTTCTATTTTGAATACCTAGATGTGTATTGGATGGATGAATATGGAGAGTGGGTCGGTTAATGTATTCGGTATATTGGGTAAAACCACAGAAACAAATTAAGGAATACCACGGTTCATATGATACGTTTGAACAAGCGATGCAATCCATTAGAGATTGGTGGCAAGAAAACGATTACAGACCACGGTATTATCGTGTGATTGAACATGGTCAATCGTTTACGATTGATTATGGATTATACAATTGTTTTTATGAAATTGAATTTGAACCAACGGAGGAAATATAATGTACGCAACAAAAGAAGAATTGTTGGACGTTGCACGGTCGTTGGCAGTACAATCCGTGTTATTAAAAGAGCAATCATCTATGATTGACAAATCAACCGAATTAAATAAATTACAACACATTCGTATTTCTGCCTTGGAAGAACAATCGGACTTCTTGTTTAAACGCATCTGTAGAATCCATAGACAAATCTTTTGGTATCTGATTGCGGTAATTATCGTTAATATCGGGGGTTTGATTGCGTTCCATATGGTGACACCATGATTGAAAAATTCAATAGATATGGATGGAACTCTTTAGAAAAACAAGAGCAAAACACCTTAGCAAAAGAGTGTATTAAACTCTACAGTAAGCAACCATATAAAGATATATTATTGAATGAGTTGGTGTATAAAAACTTTGGTACATACCTAATGGTAGAGCAAAAACATTCCATAGGTTTTTATTCTAAAAGACATCAAGTTTTATACAAGGAGATTCTTTCAGATGAGTTATGGCTGATGGATTGGCAAGAAGATAAATTCACTGGCTATTGTTATGATTTCAGTTTTACACGTGAGGACTAAGCAATGACGAACGAAGAACAGTCTATAATTGGTCTATTGTTACGTGACTTTGAATCACGATTTAATAACCGTATTGAATGTCTACCAAAGTATTACGATAGAACAAAATCTATAGACAATCGTCTACAACAGGTTGAAGATGTCGTATCTAAACGCAAGTATAAAGAACTGTTGGTTGTCTTAAATGTGTTCTTTTGGATTATCGTTTTTGATACGATTTCTATTTTATACTTGTTATTCTCTTAGGAGGACGAATAATTGCAACTAAAACACGCAACGGAATACAAATGTTTTCTAGTGAACACAAGCACTCTTAGTACCGCAGAAGAACAATTGAATGAATTATTTGAAGATGGCTGGTGTTTTCACACCGTATTTACAGTCGGTCTTGCCAATGGTGGTACTGCCGATTATGCCATCGTTTATCGCTAATAGGAGAACATATGCAAGTAACATTACAGAATTATACACCGCTTGATACGGCTGCACACGCAATGGGTCAATGCTATGGAAAAGCCCTTGGGGTGGATGCATTGGTGCGAGCCGTCCATAGCGGTCATTTATCACTATTAGAGCATACGTTGGTGACATTCGATATTGAAATGTCGCAAAAATGCCTTGCACAAATTACACGACACAGACACTTGTCTTTCACGGTCAAATCTACACGAGGAACAGACTTTGCGGATTCCACATGGTTTGATTCAACCGAGCATCCAGAGATTACCAAAGACATGGGTCAACTCATGAATAAATTAATCGAAAATCAAATTCTGGAATACAGACGGTTGGTTGACTCTAAAGTACCGTATCAAGTTGCAGCCTATGTGTTGCCATTGGCAACAAACGTAACAATGACCGTAAGTGGCTCGTTGCGAACATGGATGGAGTATTTACCCAAGCGGTTATGCAAACGTGCATCTACGGAACACCAACAGGTGGCACGAGAGATTTACAAGAAATTAAATGCGGTTTATCCATCGTTGGTAAATCTCACTACGTTGGGGATGTGCAACGGTTGTACAGAAACATCATGTGATTTCACAACGCATAAGAAACAACCGAAGACACCTGTTGTTGTTGAATTACGGAAAGTTGGTAGTAAATAATGAGTGTATTAAAGAATGTTTTATTAGTTGTCATTGGCATTTTAGGCAGCATCGGTGTTGTTGTCGTTGCCTTGGCAACAAAATTCGCATGGCTTGCCACAGGGATTGCCTTTGTGTTGTATCTATTGCAGTTCTATGTAACGGACTGGGGAACGGTCGCAATGGTATTTTGGATTGCTATTAAGTTATCCATTGTCTTGGCAATTGTCTTAATTATTCTTGCTTTGGGTAAAGCATTGGTTGATACGGAGGAGCGTAATGGAAAAGGTTTATAATGTCACTTATAGTGGCACATTCTATGGTGAAGTACGTATTACCGCTTCTAGTGAAGAAGAAGCATATGATATTGCATCTGATTTAACTGACTGTTTTGACATCAATACATCCCCTTGTGGATACGATGTAGATGGTCAAGTCGAAGAAGTTACTGTATGTGACATCGAAGAAGAGGAGCCAGATTACGAGGAAGATTATGAGTAGTACACATGATTTTCAACGTGGCGACCTACTATATGTAAACGGTTTACCAGCCGTTGTATACTATGTGTCACCACTACAAATACGTGTACTCATGTTAAAACGTGGTGACTTAAAAACGTATCGAATTAATCGTGATAAGACATACGGAAACATACGAGATAACCGTATTGAGTTTATCAAAGCATCAAATGAACACTTAAAAGTTGATTCTATTATGGACTTTTTACATAAGATTGGGGTGCAAAATGAAACCTAAGTTTAAACGTGGTGACATTATCTCATGTGAATCTGGGAACACATGGATTGTCGCCCAAGCAAGCAATGCTACAGGGTGTTATTTTGGGTTTAACGCAGACTCAACATATACATCACCATATGAAAGACAAGATAACTTTAAAAAAATCGGTGAGTTCCCAATAAACATCATCAAAGATGCTATTGATGATGCCAAAAGTCAATTCATGGATTTACAAACCCAAGTCAATATTGCAGTCAATCTAATGGGGCAACTATTGGTTTCAAATGATGTGGCGTTATTGGTATTGACCGATATGCGTGTTGACAAAGATAAAAACATTGTGTCCGTCAGATGTTCAGATGGTATCGGTAGACCAGACAAATGGATGTCTGTGGTTGACATATGCGAAAACTATGGAGTGGACAAACATGGAGTTCAATAGACACAATCTATTGGTTCTCTGGGGTTTACCAGCCAGTGGAAAGTCAACCTATGTGAAAGAACATGGGTTGACTGACTTGTGTGTATCATATGACCAAATTCGTGACATCATCGGTGGTAAACATTATGCGTTCCAATATGGGAAGTTAATTGTTGACCCAGATGTGGAACGTGCTGCACACCAGATGTCATTATACGCAATCTCATGCCGTATGCGGACTGGTGATTTTATCGTGTATGACAACACAAATACTTTACCACAAGATGTATTAAACGCAGAAATGAAGTTATTAAAAGACTTGTGTGATATACACGATTATACATTGTGGTACAAGCGGTTTGATACCGATGTTGAAACGTGTTTAAAGCGGTCTAAAGAACGCTCGCAGTATGAACCAACGGAAGAAGTCATGCGACAACAAGAAATGTACTTTAGAAACGCACAGATGCCATCGTTTGTACGTAATTTTGATTATAGTGGTTATGATGGATTCTTACGAAAGTAACAGGAGTTAATTATGGATTTTCAAATCGGTGATGTTGTAATGTTTATGGGTTATGGGTATTTAGTGGTTGATTTTGACGATGATGTTAATCTATTGATTTTAACCGATGGTCTTTCAACCACAAGTGATGTCGATTATGAAGACGTTGTCAAAATCGGTCATGATGATACTTTTGAACGTGACATTATCAATAGAATAAAGAATGTTCAATTAAAGCATGAACAAGAGTTATCTAGCAATCAAGCACAATTAATTGGGCGACTAAAAGACGTATGCTTTAAAGACCCCAACAGTAAACAACTATATTTAATCACAGGAAAAACAAAAGCTGATGGTAAATATTCCTACTGTCAGATACATAGCGAGGATGGCTATGAATGGATTCTTATGGAAGAATTATTTGACAGATTCTTTAGATAAATAACTTTTGTAAATTTCAAAATAAATACAATAAAAACTCTTGACACAAATCTACCGTATGGTATAATGTAATCAACGACAGGGAATAAACCCAAGTCGCAACATTATCCATACGGTTTTTATATGTTCTGGTTAATATTTAAAAATTCTCAAATTAATACTTGACATGATTGTCAAATATGATATAATGATTACAGAAACAAGAAGTATTTAGTTTTAAAGAATTTATTCTTTACCATTAGGAGGAAATTATGTTATTCAAATTTTCAAATCAAACAACAACAACTTTTGTTAAAACTTTTATCTTCAACGCCAAAACGGCAGACATTATTATCTTGGATAATGAATTATCGAACATGAAAATCCATGTTCCAGTCAGTCGGATTGATGCAGATTTGTTGAACAAGATGTTCAATACTATGACGCATAAATTACTGAACGATGCGTTAGACAACAACATTCCATACGTATACGTCAACCTAAGATTGTTCGTTGAAAATTACGAAAAGTCACTTGCTGCTGGTTATGAATCCATTGGATACGACCGAACAACTGGTTGCAAGAAAAGCGTTACGTTTTAATTGGGGGTGACACAATTGGCAGATTTACCAGAGTTTTTACAACATCTAAAGTGCTTCGATGGCTGGAGAGTCCAAAGTGACCCCAAAGAAGCCGTCAAGCGGTATTACGAAAAACACCCAAACGAATTACGGAAGAAACCACGGAAAACACTAAAGAAGACAACACGTGTTATCATTGGCAGTCGAAACTATAAGCCAATTGACTTGCCATCACGTGTATGTGATGAATGTGGCAAACTGTTTGTACCATCGCAAAAACGCTCCAGATTCTGTAGTCCGAAGTGTAGTGGTCGCTACCATAGTAGAAAACAATATGCAAAAACAAAGGCTGCAAGATAGGGAGGAAACATGGTTTACATTACAGTTAGACAATTGTCTAAAACACATAGAACATACGTATATGAAGAAAACGCATACATAAATATTGATGGTCAACGCATTTTAGCCAAAGATGTCAAACCTAATACATGGTGGGATGATGAGTATATTACGGAGGTAGAACATTGAATATTATCGCACAAATCAAATACGATTGTTATTCACGTGCCAGATGGGTGCGTGAACAAACTGCACAAGGAATCCCATTAGATGAACTAGAGTTGCAGTCTGCACGCAATCTTGCGAACAACGCTTTTAAATGGGATTACGATTCTGTATCACAAGAATTATACGATGCCGTTGCAGAAAACCAAAAATTAATCATTTAACACACGGAGGAAGAAACATTGAGTAATCGCAGCTACACACCACGGAATTTATTATTGGATGCCACTTGTGGTTATCCATTGGCACATTATGTTGAAAACCTAGCAAGCAACATTGATATGAACAAAGATAATACTAATGTAGAACTCAATACGTTACGCTTGTCTATCTATAAGGGTATTCTCAATGTGTTGCAACAAGATGCCTTAAGCGTTGAAAAGCTACAGGAACAAATCGCAGAATGGAAAGCTATCAAGAAAATCGAAGACATTTCCAAGTTGATTAATGATGTGGACACCTCAACACTCACTAAGGATGATTTAAAGAATGTCAAACGTGCCATTAAAGAACTTGATGAAGTCGTGACTGCTATTGTCGCTGGTATGAACAAAGTCATTGACAAATGTGCCATGCTGGCGAATAAACACGAGAAATTTATCGGTAATTATACCGACAAGAAAGAAACGGAGGAATAGAACATTGTCATACAGAACATTTAGCCAAGTAATGTATCGTGTGGAAAACGTATATCGTTTATTACCACCAGATTTCTTTAAAGGCAATTATGAAACCTATGTCGTGAATACGGAAGACGGTCATATGTTGGCGTTCAATCGTAAAACCAAACATTATGATGTTGTCAAACAAACTACTGAATTGTTTTTCTATAGAAACAACGGTATGTTGACACATTATTCTCACTCACATGGTATTTTCGATGGTGAACCAACGATACATTGGGTCAAACGTGACGACCAATTTAATGACGAAGAATATGACTTCATTTGTCAAATTGAAGATGCTTTGTTGAGCGAAGCGACACAGGAGGGGTGGTTTTTATAACCACCCATGATACTATCATGAATGAACAACAATTGATAAAAACCATCGAAGACCAAAACAAAGTGATTATCGCCAAGGATGCCACAATTGAGTTGTTACGCAAGCAACTAGGGGATGCCAAAAGTGAGTTAAACGAACTATATCTTGACAGGTCATGGCAGAAGATAGAAAGAGAATATTTGACCGAAGCTATAATGCAAAAGTCAGTTAAAATCATTGGCGGCTTTGAATACGGCACCAAGGAGGACTTATAATGGACATCGAAATCAACAACCAAGGTGCAGCCGTTGTAGAACCCAAAAATAAGAAACAAGAAATGCCCCTTAGGTATCAACTAGAGATGGAACTATTGACAAACCAAAACAGTCGTTTGATTGACCAACGGAATAAATTATTGGATATGGTCGAACGGTTACAATCCGTAGAACATAAACCAGTAGATGCCAAAATCGAAATGATGCAAACACCAGCTGGTCACATACAAGTCGGTGACGTGATTGGGTACGACCGCAGTAATAAACGTATTCGCTTTGGCACTGTTACAAGATTGACCAAAGATGGATTTATTTACTTAAAACATTCGTATTGCGTTGTGTTTGGTGACGATGGCAAACAATGGATTTATCAATCAATGGATGGTTCTATTGAACATTATCATGTCTGCAAGGTGTTATAATCCAATTACACAAAACCCAATTCCAAAAAATTAAAAACCAAAAAATAAAAAACAAGATTTCAAAAAATAAAACGCAGAATTTTCATAATTCGCGTTGACATAATAAATCTTGTGTGCTACAATGTGTTTGTCGGTGGTTGGTCAACCTAATAATCACCTCTATAATACGTCTAATTTATACACACGACTACTAGAACCTCTATCCATCACGTAGTCAAACAAATAACCACCGACAACCATTTAACATAAACCACGGTATATCACGGTAACACCTTTGGTGTGACCATTGTCCACGATACCGTGGTCTTTTTTTTATGTCCATACATATGAATGGTTGTCCATATGTTCATTTATGTGTTGCACGTGGTCTATCTATGGTGCGTACTATTGGTGTATACATACGCACATACCGAACATCATTGTCGGTATATAATATATTTCACATGATTAATACGTTGACCGCATCACACGTTGCATCCATGATTGATACCACGGATTATACTATGTGTGGCAATGGTGGACGATACCGTTCGTATGACTATGTGACACAACCAATGTATCAACCACATGATATTCCGTGGTGATAATACCCATACAATTCATTCTATGGCGTTCTATGATACTTCCGCACCATTTCACGTATGTTTATATACCCTACCGATTTTAAACGCAATATAACGCAAATAAATCAATTTTCGTATATCCCCACGG